TGGTGAAGATGATGACCACGGCATTGATGGTACCAGCCACGATCAAGATCAGCTTGGAGAACTCCATCTTCTTCTTTCTCATGCCTTGGTAAAGGTGTCGGCGTCGACCCAGCCCCAGACGGTGCAGCCGTCACCGCCGACACGGACGAGGTGATACGGGTGCTTGCTCTTGCCGAGCTGATAAATCCGGGTGATTTTTGCCTTGCCACCCTTGCAGGACTTCGCCTGGGTAGCATTGGCGCTGGTGTAGTGCTTATTGCCGTTGTAGGTCACGATGTCACCAACGGCAGGGGTCCAGGGCTTGACCTCCTCCACTTTGGGGGATTCCTCGGTTACCACGCCAACGATGTCAGCGGCATCTACCCAACCGTAAACGGTGGAACCGCCGCCGGGTACCCTAACGAGGTGATAAGGATGCTTACCCTTGGGGTAAATGGCAGTGATCTTAGCCTTGCCGGGCTTGCAGGAAGGACCAGTGGGAGCATTGGAGCTCACATGGTGCTTGGTGCCCTTGAAGGTGACGATGTCGCCCACTTTCAGTTCGGCGATCACAGGCTCCTCGGTCTCGGGAGGTGCACCTGCGGCATATTTGTCGAGGTACTTCTGGCCGTAAGCAGCACGCTCGGCCTTGGCGGCTTCCTTTTCAGCTTCCGTCCCGTAGATAATGACAGCAGGCCGCTCAAACTGGGTCAGGACGATGTCGGATGCTTCCTGGACAGAAGTTGCCACTTTCAGCACAGCCATGACGGAACCATAGCCCTGCAACTCCTTCCAGAGGAAGTCGAGCTGCATCTGCAGGTCACCGACGGACTTCTTTGCGGCCTTGGCAAAGTCGAACAGAGCCTTCTTGCGGCTCCAGTAAGTCCACTGAGCCAGGCCGTACCCGGCGGCATCGTTCACGAAATTCGTATAGGTACCGTTGTCCACGGCGGCGGTGTAGGCGGCATCTGCGTAGCCCAGCTTCTTCTCGTGGCTGTTCTGCAGATTGTTGGAACGCAGGCCGGATTCGGCATACAGATTGCCCATAATGCCGGCGATGGCAAAATGGTTCAGACCCTTACCAGCAAAGAAATCCCAAATGGTTTTCTCGTCAGCGGTGCTTCCGGTGCTGGGCGTTCCGGTAACGGTCACCGGCTCCTGTACCGCCTCTTCCTCTGCATCGAAGCGAGGATGGCCATAGCCGACGATCCGGGAGCTGGTCAGAGAATAGCTGCACCGCTGTACACGGTTGGAGCTGTTGCCCTCAATGGTGTGTACCTTGCCGTTCGCCACCTTTTCAACGATGCCGGTATGTTCCTCAGCATCAGTCTTTCCGAAGAAGATCTGATCGCCGGGCTTGGGGTTCTGGTCGAAGCGGCCAGCACGACGGTAGCAATCGGAGGACCATTCGCAGCCTGCACCATACAAACCCGTCTGGCATTCCAGATACTCGCCCTTCTCCTTGCTGCCGCCCAGCTGCAGGAAGCACCAGTCCACGAACATATCGCACCATGCGTAGCCGTTCTTGGGTGCCTGATAGTAGCCTGCGGCGTGGAGATCCCTGGCGTACTTCGTCCAGTTGCCGTCGCCGGCATTCGCCGTCTTGTCATCGAGCATGGAGTTGGTTTCCTTCTCCATGTACCCGAGTTCAGCAACAGCAATAGCCAGCAGCTTTTTTGCGGTAAAAGACATTGGTTACTCCTCCTTAGTAGCGTGGTTGGGAGGGTCGGTAGGCAGTTGCAGGAACTTATTATGCAGATCGTCCATAACGCCGTTCACGCCCAAATTGTGATACTGTTCCCAGCAGTTTTCAAAATTCTGCCGGGCATAAATGGGTGCATAGCCCCGTTCCTCCCATTTGTTGTACTCTGCGATCATCTGCGCTCTCAGCAACGCCTGCACACCGAGCTTGATACCCTTGATCTGGGACAAGATGTATTTTGCACCGGCGGCAAGCAGAGCGGGAACACCGAGCAGACATAGCCATTGGTAAATCGTCACTCTCTCACCTCCTTACAGGTAAATAAAAATACCCACAGCCGCTTAAGGCCGTGGGTATTGTTTTATAACGGAAAATCCGGTGTTTCCTCGTCGCCGAGGATTGCCGTGTATTTCCGTTTCGTGGCATCAATCATCTGTTGTTCGGCCTCGGTGAGATTTCTGGATCTCTCCAACTGCATAGCAAAGTGACTGATTACCTTTGACTGCTGCTCCACAAGGTTGCAGAGCATTTCAATCATTTGCAGATTTGACATATGCCTATCTCCTATGCCGCTTTCGCAAGCCTGCGTTTTCCCTCGACTCGGACGATGTCTTTCAATACTTTCTCGCCTATGGGATCGAAATACTTCGCCCTGGTCATATATCCGTTGCAGTGCTTTAACTGCCCCACTCTGGATAGCAGACCCGATGCGGTGGTGAACGGAATCCGCCGGCCGTTGTCCAGCTTCTTCCGCACCCGGCGGCATTGACGAGCAAGCCGGAGGAAATTCCGCCGTCGCAAAGTGGTATGGTTTCTGTAAAATCGATACCCTACAAAGTCCACCGGTCTGTGCTTGACGGGAAACACCTGCCAGTTCTCTTTCATACGCAACCCGAGTTGACGATGCAGGAATTCTGCAACTGCTTTCCGGGCTTTATGCAAGAGTTTCTTATTGGGGCCGAACAGAACCATATCATCAAGGTTCCGCACATAGTATTTCACCCCGGGCAACGAAAGAATGAAGTTGTCCAGAGGTTCGAGGTAGAAATTTGCAAGCCATTGATTGACATAGAAGCCAATAGCCAGACCTCCATCGGGATTGGACGAAGTAATGTCGTAGATCAGCTTGAGGAAGCGTTTATCTTTGACCTTTCGAGCCAATGCCCAAATGAGGCGCTTCGGGGAAACGCTGGGGTAATACTGCTTGATGTCCATCTTCAAACAGTACTTGGTGTTCTTGGCATCGTTATCCAATGCCCGTCGGACATAGTTGGCAGCACACTTGTTCCCTCTCCCAGGGATAGAAGCACAACTCCATCGGTACATACCACGCATCAGCACAGGCTGTAAAACCATGGTGCAGAGCTGGTGCATGAGACCGTCGGGGTAAAACGGGACGATGCGGATAATCCGTTGCTTGCCGCTGCTCTTGTCGATGATCGCTTTCGATCTCGGCACCGTAGGTATATAGGTTCCAGCCGTGAGCATTTGATGTGTTTTCTCTACATACCCATCCACATCAGCCAGTACCCGACGCACATCCTTCCGGTGCCGTTTACCTTTCGTTCCGATCTTGATGGCGGCTCGGATTAAGTCACGGTCGCACATCTTATCATACAGGAATCCTACTTTCTTCGGCATAGCCGAACCTCCTTGTTTGCCTCAAGGTTATTCGAGAGAAACCTACTAAACCCTGTCCTTTCCGGCAAAATTTCCACCGAGCGGTGTGGGAGAACTGCACCGCTTTTAGAAACAAGGTGTCGGGCACCGTAGAACGGGTCGGAGTTGGAGGCATCGTCGGTGTTCAGCATGAAGGGGCCGTAGTTCGGATCAGGTTCGTCCGCATTACCACCCGACATAAGAACAGGGCCGTCGAAGTTGCAGTAATCGGCAACTGCCCAAGCAAAGACCGCCGGTGCAGGGTGCAGTAATCCCGGAACGATTATACAGAGCGTCACGGAGGTGTGCTGGTTTTTGTTATAAAATAACGAAATGCGTTATTTTGAAAAAATTAAAATCGACGGGGCTTCGCCCCGTACCCCATAAGGAGAGGGGTAGGAGCGAAGCCGATTGTGCTACCTAAGAACGAAGCCCCGGGGGTTGCGACCCCCGGACCCCCTTAAGGGATTTTTTGGAGTCGGGCACCGAAGAACGGGTCGGAGTCGGAGGCATCGCCGGTGCTCAGCACGAAGGGGCCGCAGCTCGGACCAGGCTCGTCCGCAACACCACCCGACAGAAGAACAGGGCCGCCGAAGCCGCAGAAATCGGCAACATACTTCGTGAAGTCCTCGTCCTCGGGCATGCCTGCTGCCGCCGGGGTCATTGCCCAGGAGTAGCCATCGGCATCGGGAACATTCCAGTCCATAATAAGACCGTACTGGTTCTCTTCGCCGATCTGGCCAACCTGCACACCACCCTCGGTATCGGAATACTCCTCCGGATTAACGGTGACATAGATGCCGCCGTTTTCCATATCCAACCGCCAGCCGTCGATGAACTCACCGACATTCGCCCACATATCCTCGATGTACCTCCACTGAATACCGACACAGTAATCGTCCGTGGATGCTGCGACGGTACCGGTGTGGTAAGGCATAGAATCAGTCTTTCCGGAGGGTTCGATTTCGTAGGTTTCGGGATTACCGCAACCATGACCGATTGCACCCTGGAAGTCCCAAGTCGCATACTCCACAACCATAAGCAGACGGGTGGTCCAGAACATGGCGAAGTCCTGCTGGGAATAGCCGGACACTCCGTACTGGTCACACATGCCCCGGATGGTCTCACGGAACTGCGCCCGGGTCATATTGCCCAGCGGCATTTCGCCGGAGACAGACTGTCCCATTTCACCACCGCAATGATACCGGGCGATATACACCACATCCCTCTCACCCTTTCCGTCGCCCCGGTCCATGTGAGCAGGAGAAACAGCAAAGCCATCGGCGGGGTTGGGGGAAATCTGGATGGAGATTTCATCGTTCTCCCGGACGATACGGTAGTAGTATTTGGGGATGGAAACCATGGTGCCTGCGAACTCGTCCTCCACGATCTGCATACCTGCCCAGGGCATCAGACCATCAAAGGGAGAGCTACCACCCTCGCCGTTGACACAAGGAACGGGGTTGATGAAGTCCACCGCCCCATCGGTACGGGCGAGCTTATTGCTAACACCCACCGTCCAGGTCACGCCGTAGACATTGGAGGGGTACACGGTTTCCTCAGTGCCGAACTTGTGCCAGTAGCCATCCGGCCGCAGCATCCACTTTTCCTTAGTGGAGATATTCACCGCTTCGCTGCCGATGGTGTAACCCACCATGGATTTCACATCGGCATCATCGGTGATAAAGGCCCGCACCATCGGCTTGAGCGGACCCGTCAAAGAAAAGCAATCTCTGATTTTATCGACTCTAACGATCATTCGATTTCCTCCTTAGAGATTTGTTTTATTCAGGAATAGATAAATATTTCGACAACTCCAAATCGACAACGAACTCACCCGTTGGCGGTTCCACTGGGAACAGCAGGCCGTCCCCACTCAGCCGACCCGTGCGCGGTACCGCAAAGGTTGCAGCGGTTGCCGCAGATCCCTCAGAGGCTTCTGCAGGTTCTGCGTTGGGGGTGACCATATATTTCTGCAGGTTGGAATGGACGCACTGTGCAGCCATTACCCCTGCAAGCAGACTGTCGGCCTGTATTGCGTAAGGCTCTACGACTGTAACTGTGAGGGTGTTCGATTTTCCGATGGTGATGTCACCGTTGGTAATCATGTTTCCGACTTGCATATACAGCGTGTGCGTACCTACAACATCCGCCGGGGGCGTAAACTGTGCGCTCAGAACAGGGCCGTTATCGGTTTCTGTACCTTTTACTGCTCCATCCCATACCCAGCTTACTGCTACGATACCGTTGTCCGGGGAAATGCCTGCCATCAAGAAATAGCCGAGTGTGCGGCCTTTCGTTATGACGATATTGCCATTTTTAATTTTTCCGGCTGGGGTCATGTACAGCCAGTCTGCACCGGGCATTTCTGCACCAACGATCTCAACCGGAGTCGATCCGGCGAATCCCGTACCCTGGGTGTCGTAGTCCATAATGTCGTGACTCGACCAAACAATATTTGTCGTTTGGTCAAGAGCGTACAACGTGCCCGTACCGTCACCGACGTTGACAGAAACCTGCACCCAGCTTACGCCGCCCACCATTGCTTGATAGGCTTTGTATGTGTTGCCTTGCGATTGTCCGAAAAATGCGACGATACCGCTCGTGATGATAAACGGCATACTGCTCCGCATGACAAAGTATGTGTTGGAGCTGGGCTGATGGGATATAACAGCGTATGTGTCCCCGGTGGGAATAGTGGGAAGTGTAATCCCGTTATACTGGTGTTTTACCATCTGCCCCACCTCATTCCACAATCAGTTTCGGGTTCGATGCAGCCATGTACACATCGGTACTGTCTACATGAAGAATGTCGTGGTTTGTCCACACCACGGTATGGCCGTCGAACAATTCCAGAATACGCAAATACTTTTCAACCTCTTGCTCCACCTCGCCTTTATCGATCCAGTGCGAGCGATCATCAGAGATCCAGAACCTGCGCCGTACCTGTGTAGCTGTTACGATGCTGTCGCCCGTGGTGCTAAGCAGGTACGGGGCTGTGCTGCCAACAAACTTGTAATCTGCCTCCTTGTAGTCGCAATCGGCGTATTTGAACACTGCAACATAAGGGAATTTTTCACGGTTCCAACTGGGCGGCCCAGGAAGAATTTCCGTTCCGCCGTACAAGCACATACGGATGGTATTCACGATCCGTCGCCCGATAAGGCTCATTCCCAAGCCAAATCCGATTTGATGGGAGATGCTGTCAAATCCCGCTTGGGGTTCCACAGGTTCCTCTGTTACCTCAGTTACCGTATTGGCGGCGAGCCACACATTGCCCTCGCCGTCCAGTATGTCGTGGTTTGTGCCGATCCGCAGATACGTATTGCCGAGTACACCGGGGGCGGCCTCAATGCCGTGTTCTATTGCATCTGTCCAGTCGCCGGTATTATCAGCAATCTGCGTGTATGTCGTATCACTGTTCACGACATGGGAGCCGTTAAAGGTAAACGGGGCTGAGGAATACCAAAGGTGAATCTGATACCAGTCTTCTTCGCCGATGCCGTAATTAAAAGACATCACGTAGTATGGATAGGTCGTGGTATTGTAGACGGGCATCGCAGGGGGTGTCACATTACTGTATGCCATAACATTTATACCCCCGAAATACTGAACGCCATCGAACCGAATTTTGTCGGTATTCCGTTGGCGTTAAACTCAATGTCTTCCGTGCGGGAAGTTCCGTCGGACAGGGTTTCGGTATAGGTTCCGTTGGCCCAGTCGATAGACAGCCCGGTGGTGGATAACAGTACCGCATTTCCGGTTTCATCGGGTGCGATACCGTTTACGAACTTCACCGTCCCCTCCGCCGTGGGGACTTCGACATTGCCGTTTTCGTCCGGCTCCACGCCGTTGACGGTTTTCACCATGCCGCCGGTGGCCCCCGGCGGGTATGCGGCAAAAGAAACGGTGTACTCTTCATCTTTTCCTGCCGCACGCAACTCGAAGTTGAAACACGAGTTTTTATCCGCATTTGGTGCAATACCATAGCAGTCCGTAACCGCACCAAGTTCGTCCGTGGTGTACTGACGGGTCGCCTCAAAAATAACAAACATCGGTTTTGCATCTGCGGTGTTGATCCGCAGACGGAGCAAGTGTCCTGCGCTGATCTGTGCGACAAGCAAGCTGCTGTTTACATGATCGGTCAAATCGACAGTTACAGGTTCTTCGCTTTCGAAGTCTACCGCAACCCATGCAGAAACATCCAGATTGAAAAAAGTAACTCCTGCTGTGTCAGAACTCAAGGGGCGCTTCTTCAGTTCCTCTTCGATTATATCAAAGTTCTTATTAAGATCTTCGATATTTACCCTGTCAGTTCTGGCAGGCTTATACAGTTTATAGGTTTCGGTCTGTGTGGCCATAGCCATTCCTCCTTTCTCACCTCACCATATTAACAGCAAAGTAACGGTTTCCTCCAACAGTCATGCTGGGTAATCCGCTCGTTCCGCCAGAGATTGCCTCCTTGCTGATGGTGTTATCGTTCTTGGAGATCAAAGCATCGCTCAATGAGCCGTACAGACATTGCCAGCACACATACTGGATGGGATACCCACTGTAAGGGCTTTGCAGGTATTTGTCGGTGAAGTGCGTGGTACAGCTTGACCAGAACACTTCCTTGCGGCTACCGTCCCGGATGGTAATGCCCTCGTCGTAAACCGTGATGCTTCCGCCGCTGGCAGTACCGTGGTAGAAAGGTTCGTCCAAGAATGTGATGCCGTCATCATGGCTCCTCTGAATGAACCATACCGCAGGGGTATAGGTATGGGGTCTGTCCGAGCCGGTTACGGTGGGTGTAATCTCCGTGCTTGCCTTACCTCCGTACAGAGTGGGCAAAACATCGTTGGGGATACTGTACTTCATCAAGTCCGCATCCTCAGCCGCTGCCTTGTCCAGCGTATCAACCAGATCCAGCAGCTGATCTTCGGGGATCCACATCGTGCCGCCGCCGGGATATTCGTTTCCGAATTCATCCGTCCATACTCCATCGCCGTCATCATCGGTATAGATGGTTCCATCGTCATCCGTATAAACGATGTCCTCCCAATCGATGTCTGCGTCTTCTCCGATCAGATCCCAGTCCACATCGTCACCGAAGTCATAACCGAGGTCTCCGGCAACATCGCCAATCAGACCGCCGTCCTCGGTGAATCCGTCGCCGGACTCAATAGCGGTACTGCTCCAGCCGCTGCCCAAAACTGTCAGCCGGGAAGCTCCTGCTTTCATTCTAATGCTCATAGTACATCCTCCCGAAGAATTACTTTTACCGTGTGTTCGCCCTGGGTATTGACATTGTAGCCGGTGGTCACATTCAAGATATGATTGCCGGCAGTCTGGTCATCGGAAACCTCATAGATCAGCTCGTCATCCACGAGGATTTTTGCGATTACGGTAGCCGCTTCGTCCAGCGTGTATGCACCTGTCCATGCGATCTGCATACAGGTATTATCCACGGTGCAGTTTACCGTCAGTTCGGTGGTAAGGGTATCGTCGCCGATGATGCTTTCCTCGTCGGGATACGAGTCGATCATGATCCAGAAATCACTACTGGCATACATGGTGCCGCTGAGCGATGCCGCCCCGCTTACACCCGTTGTCTTAACCGTTTCCCTCACTGGATTGGTCAGTTCCTCCGGTGTAGCACATTGTACGGTCATTGCTCCACCGATTTGGCGAACGATACTCGTAATCGGCCCATGGCTGTCTGTGGGTGCATGACCGCCGGTAAAGGCGAGAACATCCAGCAGATCAAAGGCCGGGTTGAACGGAATGGTAGCATCGTAAGGCGTAAAGGTAATCCCCTTATGAGAATCCACGATTGCCTGTGCAGCTGCGGCACGGTTGCTGTCCTTGGAGATCTGCAGGAACACATTGGCTCCTATGTCGATGATCAGGCCGTTGTCCTCGAGAGTACCCACATTCTTGTAGTACTCTTGGAGTGCTTTAGCCTTATAGGACAAGGACAGACCTGTGTAATAGCTCTGCGTATCCATATACTCCGAAGAAAACCGGGTGTCCGGGGTAATCTCTGCAACCGCTTCTTTACCGATCCTCGCAAGAGAAAGCTTACCGTAACGATCCATGACAGCTATGGCCCCCAACGCTGCGGCCAGATGCGACAGGACATGACGATACTGCGTAACCTCGGTATCAATGTCGGCATAGGTGAAAGATCGAGACCCGTTTGGGAACTCCGTAACCTGTACTTTGTTTAAGCCCAGCTCCAGACCGCAGGCATTGCAAATCCATCGCAACCACTCAAAGGGTGTTCTGGATTTGCTGTCCATTGCCGGCAGGTCTGTGTTCGTTTTCTGCATGCCGTCATAGGCTTCGATCTTGATACTGTTAATGGCTCGTTTTGCATCAGCGATATAGAAAACGCCCATAGGGATGTCTGTATAGACGGATTGGCCGTCCATATCCCATGTAACAGATTCCAGATCCAGCCATTCGAAGTCTTTCAGATCCTCCCATGTGGTTTCACCCGGAAGCGGCGCCGGTGCGTGCAATCTCACATACAGTTTGATTTCCGCACCTTTAAGCGCCCGGGGGTCTACCGCAAGGAAAAGCTGGGATTGAAATTCCGTCGAATATGCACCGCCGATGCCCGGCAGGTCGCAGACACTGGAAAGACTTCCAGTGCCCTGCGACAGAATGCTTGCGTCAAGATCGTGGTGTGTGCCGTTTTCGAGGTCAAGCGTTCCCCACCACACGATAGATCTGTTCCGACCCGTTCTGCTGTCCAGGATTTTCTGAAAGGTTGGACTGATTTGGTACATCATGCCACCTCACATTTCAATTACATCAATGGTGAAGTCCTTATAGAGACCTCCCTCTTTGGCGAACTTCGACAGATCGCTTTGGGTGTAACTGTCCTTACCTGCATAGGCAGAAATGGTCTGAATGCCATTATCGTAATAGGTGAACCGAAACTCTTTGCCCTGCATGAGATTGTGCATCTCTGCAACTTCCATGCCGGTAATGTCGCTGTATGTCAGCTTTATTTTCCGCACGGTGGGTCGAACCCAGTTGATGTACATCAAACCACTTTCCGTGCGGCCGGAGTCGGAACTAACAATATTGTCGTTCTCAATAACGACCGAGGACGGGACATAGATAGCTGTCCCGTCCACCGCCCAATAGCCATTGGTGCATTTCTTACATAATCCCATAACATCACACCTTCAAGGGGCTTTTGCCGTAGGAGCGAATAGCCCGGTTATTTTCCTCGACCACAGTCTGGAACACCTCACGGCCACCGATGATAACCTTTGTTACACGCTGGTCGCTATCGGAATTCTGCATACTTCTGGAGAGTGCCTGCAGTTCTGCCAGGATGCTCAGCAGATAGGCCATCACTCCATCGGGATCGCCCGTGGTGGGTGTACCGTTACCGTTGGCATCAGCCGCAGCCTTGTAAGGTACAACGCTGCCAGCAAACGCAGGTGCGGAGAAACCAATGTTCTTTGCGATTGCATCCAGTTTCTCAAGCAATGCGGTGAAGCTGTTTGTGATTCTATCGGTGAACGATGCAAGGGCACCGTCAACCTCCGCAGTGGGCAGCAGGTTTTCACCATAAGTACCAGCATTGAATTCCTCGGCAATGGCATCTGCAACGCCGGTGACCGAGTCAAGGATGGAACCCTCAGATGCTACGATACCTTCGCCGATACCGTAGCCGATATTCAAGCCAACAGCATCACGGAACACACGGGACGGAGAGTGGATGCCCAAGGCCCGCTTTGCGGAATTAAGCATACTCCGGGCAAGGTTGGAAACCTGCCTGCTCAGCCAGTTCCAACCGTTGCTAAGGCCGTTACCGATACCCTGGCAGATGTTGGAGCCGATGCTGGACCAGCCCTGGTTTTTGATTGTGTTCTTAATGTTCGCCCATGCGTTTTGCGTATTGGTGCGAACAGAATTCCATGCATTCACCACACCGGTTTTGACCGAGTTGTAGCCGTTTGTAGTCACAGACTTAATGCCAGACCAGGCAGAAGAAAGAGTGGATTTGATGCCAGACCAGGCAGAAGAAGCATTGGACTTGATCTGCGACCAAGCAGACGAGACACCCGACTTGACCGCATTGTACCCGGAAGAGGCTGCCGATTTGATGTTCGACCATGCGGACGAAATGTTAGAGGACACATTCGACCAGGCATCTTTCGTCCACGAAACAACATTGTCCCAAGCGGAACTTATCGCATCACCTATGGACGAGAGGGCATTTCCGAAGAACTCTGTAATAGACTTCCATCCATTCGTGATGCCGTTCAGCAGACCCTCAATGATAAATCCGCCCTGCTCCTCCATTACGGTGGAGGGGCTATGGATACCAAAGGCAGCCTTGAAACCATCAATGAACGGCTGGAAGATGTGGTCCACAATCCACTGACCGACATTTTTGATTGCGTTCCAGATACCCTTAAAGAATCCTTCAATGATGTTACCGCCGGACTCTTCTATGAAATCCGCAAAATAGGATTTGGTGCTTTCCCAACCATCACAGAGCATTTCCCACAGCTTGCCGAGCAATGTGAGAACAAGGTTGGTTGCCGCTCCCAGAGCTGCACCCGCAAGCTCAAATGCCAGCGAAATAATCTTCGCGAAGTCAATATTGGAAATCATATTGACAAGACCATTTAACAGGTCAGTTGCGAGTTTACCCCAATCCACATTTTCAACGAATCCGACGAGCAAATCGAGTGCACCGACAAGAATATCGCTGACAAATTGAGCGATGTCGCCCATAAGACCAGCCCAGTCGATGCCGTTAATGAAATCGGCAATCTTCTGGCCAAGGCCGCGCCAATCGAAATTGGTAACGGCGGCAATCATAGTTTGGAGTGCCGTTCTAAGCATATCGGACAAATCTTTGCCGATCTGCTGGAAGTCTATCGCCATAAGGAAATCGCTGATAGCCTTAGACAGCCGCCCGGCGCATCCAACCCAATCGCAAGCGTCAATACCACCACGGATAAACTCGTGAATAGCATTTCCGAACTCTGCACCATCAAGGGTCGAGAAGAACCCCGTAAGGGTCTTCATGAGAATAGCGAGACCGCCCGTGAGGACTACGCCGAGATTTCCCCAGTCCACATTGGAAATGATTCCGTTAAGGCTTGTTGCGAAATTGGAGCCAAGCCCCTCCCAATCGAAGGTCTTGATCGTTGTGGCCAGGAACTCCAACACACCATCAAGGCCCTTGCCGACCTTGTTGCCGATTCCAGCCCAATCCACCTCAGACATCAGTCTGTTCAGATTGTCTGTCAGTGTCTTGGCCGCTTCTGCCCATTGGCCGGACTTCATCAGGCTTACCATATCCTTGACCCAGTTGGGGAGTTCTGCATCCGGGATAGGTTCTACCTTGGAATCAGCTCCGCCGCCGCTGGAGGATTTGTCAGGCATCACATTCAGTTCATCAAATCCGGCAAGATAACGCTGTGCTTTCTCAGCTGCGCCGCCTGCCTCTTTGGTGGCATCTGCCGCAGCAGAGCCTGTAATGCCCAGCAGCTTGAGGAAAGCCGTGACATAGGAGATCGCCGTTGTGACCAGATTGATGATCCGGGTAATCAACGGTCCAAGGAGATTGCCAAGGCTCGTCCAACAGTTTTCAAGCTGATTGGATAGTGCCTGGTTCGACTCCATATATTTGGAGACAGCCTTAGTCAGTACACCGTAGATAGCACGGACACCGAGCAAGCCCAAAGAAAAACGCCCCACGAGGGAGCGTAACTTCTGGAAACTCTTGCCGTACTTATTGTTGTAGAGAATAAGACTCTTGGTAGTCTGCAAAACTTTCTTCAAGCCTTTAAGCAGAAGGCCACCAACGCTCTTTGCGGCAGTTCTAACCGCCGTTCCGATCTTACGAAACGCTCCGCTTATGCCGTGTGCTTTCGCCTCTGCTTGAGCCGCTTGTGCCTTCATACGGACGAGGGCATTTGTAGCGGAATCAATCTGGGCTTTCATCCCACTTACAGCACCGGAATGGGCATTGGCGGCACTTGTCTTGGCCTCGCCCATCCGCTGGTTAAGCATTTGTTGCTTTAGATCCAGTTCGCTGAGCTTTGCGGCAAGCTGTTCCACAATTCTGATCTGCGAGGCATACTTCTGGTTCAATGCCTCAATCTGCATTGCCTCAAGCTGCTTCACATTGGTCCTCTGCTCGTCCGTTGTACTTTGAGCCAACATAGCTTTCGTACTTTTCCGGATAGCAGAAAGTTCCCTTTCATACTCCTGTAGGCCCGCTTCAGCCTTGGCCATCTTTTCTTCCGTTGAAGCGATACTCTTTGCAACTCCGGCAAGGTCCTTTTCCAGAGCCTTGATCTCGCCGCTTGTGGCAGGGGTGTTGCTGAATTCGGCAAGAGCCTGGCGCAGAGATTTAATCTTTGCTTCCAATTCTGCCGCCCTCGTCTTAAAAGAGGTCATGGATTTGGAGCTACCTTCCATTGCGGCCTTGAATGTAGGCTCAAGCCGCTGGACACTCCGTTCAGTACTCTCAATCTGCTTTTGCAGACTGGATGCCTTTCCCACAGTTCCGCTTACATTGACCGCTGGCGTACCGCCGGAGTTTTGGAGTTCGGCAATGGTGTTCTCCAACTCTCCGATCTTATTTTCGAGGTATTCAATTTTGCCCTCTGCCTCGCTGATGTCAAAAGTCACCTCGGCAGGTGCAGATGTGACACTATCCAGTTTGGCATACAGAGCGGTGATGATGCCCTCAAGCCGCTGTACCTCGGATTCGAGTTCTGCAACTCGTTCATCAGCAACCTGAGCAGTTTCCGCAATTTGACTTACAGGGGTTCGGGGTGCGTCGGTTTTTCCGAGACCGTCAAGCTGGCTCTGCAGCTCAGCGATCTTTGCCTGCAAGGACTGTACCTCCCCTTTAAGACTAGATACCGTAGCCTCAAGCTGCTGGACATATCCATCCGTACTGGCAATACCCCGGTTGTTGTTGCTGAAGGCATCTTTGAGGATTTTACCGAGTTCCTTAACTTCGGTGGAAAGAGACTTGATAGCCGCAAGCAATTCAGAGCTTCCGGCCTTAAACCCTTCCGGGTTAACTTCGGTGTCGACGATGATGGAGCCATCAGCCTGACCACCCATAAAACCACCTCCGTTTTAGCCTAACATTGCATTCAGCCGATCCTTTGCCGCTTGTTCCTCTGCTGTGAGCTTCGGTGCAAGGACACAGGCAGACTTGTTTGCATTCCAGAATTCCTGCTCCCATTTCTCCAACTTCTTGCCCTTGGCTTTCTTCATCCGCAGGCTGACGATATTGGAGAAGACCCCCTCGGAGATCTCCATGTAGTAACCGATAAAGGTCCACCAATGGATGTACTCTGCGCTACGGACTTCACATCCGGCAACCTTGTTGATCGCCGGGAAAAGCAAGGGAGAATCCTGTTCCCAATCCATTACCCGGGGTGACTTCTTTTCTTCCTCTTTCGCTCCATTGTCGATAAAAGCAAGCGCCGCTTTGAAGGCGGCCTCGTAGTCATCCTCCGGGATGGAATCGAAGTCCTCAAACAGAACGAACAGACAGGTATATACCTTTTCGCCGGGTTCCAGTTCGGGGTCAGAAAACGCACAGAGAATGTTGAGCACATCCCGGAAGTCGGAACGAATTGCGTACTGCCGTCCGTTAACCTCCAAGGATAGCGGGAGCTGCCCAATCATTTCTTACCGCCCTTGTGCTTGCCGGTCTTATAGCCGTGGGTGTACTTGCTGACGCGGTTATTGACCTTGGCGGTCTCCCGGTCAAACTGACGGCTGATAAACTTACCAACTGCTTCCAGAGCGTTTTCACAGTAGAAGCGGCCGTTCACAGGAGAGAACGGATGCACCTTACCGAAGAATGCTTCGGACATATTGCCGCCGAACAGATAGTCGCAGGCTTCGTACAGACGCCGCTGCGCTTCACGCATTGCCTCGAAACCTGCTTCGTCGTTCTCGTCCACGGTGCCGTCGCCCTTGATGTTGACATTCTCCAGAGGTTCGGTGATCTTATCGAACTCGGACATAGCCTTGTTATAGCGGTCTACCATGCCAATGTCGGTGGGCTGGAAATAGAACACGCCGATCTCGTCGCCGAACTTGTTGCAGATGGGCACCTTTACGCTACCTTCATCAACAACGATTTTCATAACATTCTGCTTGTTGCTCTCCATGGAATTTGCCTCCTTATAATGTGAAATAAGGGCAGCCCATTACGGACTGCCCTTAGATTGGATTAAGATGCCTTCGGGGTGAAGGTCTTGGTCTTGGCGTCGAAGGTGCCGGACACACGGTTGCCGGCACTGTACACAGTGAAGGGAATCTGCACACCGGAGGTGTCGCCGCCCACAGAATTGGGAACGACATAGACATCTTCACAGTAAGCCCACACGGAGGAGCCGTCCTCGTTCAGCAGGACATCAACCTTGGTGGTCTTGCAGGCATCGCCGGTCTTGCGCTCGTTGGCAATCAGCGCCAGCTGTTCATACAGAGGATCGCCGGTGTAGGCGTAGAAGGGGTCAACCTCGCTCTGCACTTCGTAGCCGTTATGGACCACGCTCTGCTCGCCCAGGATGTTCTTCTTGACCTCAACATCGGGATTCAGCTCCTCGTTGAACTCTTCCAGATCCTTGCCCAGACGGACATAGTTCTTGGTCTCCTTGCCGAAGCTGGCGTCAATGAAGTGCGCAAGGTACTTGCGTTCAATTTTGGACATAAGAATTTCACTCCTTACTATTTGTCAAATTCGTTTTCATAACGAAGTGTGGCAGAGATCGCCCAGTCCTCGATGCTGTCATCATAGGCATTTTCGAGGTGTGCCGGGTTGGATCTGCCAACAGATTTAATCACCCTGTTCCCGGGCGCAATCGACGGATATGCACTCAGCTGATAGGTCACTTCATTGATAACCACAGGCTGGCGTTCAAGCCACTTGCCGAGGGTATCAAGGAACTCTTTGACCTTCAGTTTCTGTTCCTCTGAGCGAGGTGCAGACCGATAAACGATGGTGAAGGGGTAGAGACATACTTGCTTTACATGGCCGGTGATGTCCTCAGTATCGGAGAGTATCGCTGCGCCACTCGTCGGGAAAAAGCCAATCCCGGAACTTTCCTTGAGTGTGGAAAAGGCAATCTTCCTTTCCCCCAACCCGGGGAACTCGTTCAAGAGTGCAAGCAGTACGCTGCTGACCGCTTCCGAGCCATCAAGATCAAATTTGATTTTGGGTGTAGCCATCAGCCGCCACCTGCCTTTCGCTTTACTTCGGAGATCCAGTATTCACCGTGTGCCGCCTTGGCGGTATCAAACCAGTGGGAAGTAGCCATAGGCTGGGAATAGGTCAAAGGACGATCCGTAAGGACTTTCTTCGCACCCTTTCTCGCCCATGGGCTATTTGTGACCGGGTCAACCATTACCTTGCCGCCATACTGGAAGCGAGCGTAAGGGCCGGGAAATTCCACTTGGCTACCGCCATAGTTGACCTTTGACCTCTGTTGCATGCTGCCGGTACGCAGGGGCATGTAGGGCTTGCAGTCCTCTAGCACGGTATGACCAAGCCATTCCTGTGCTTCCTGGAACTGTTTGGAGAAGCGGTCAAAGTTGATCTCCACCCTTATGCCGCCTTCCACATAGGAGATAAAGGGAAAATGGAACATCTCGGACATATCATTTGCCCCCGATCTCAAAATGAGGAAGCAGGCCGAGCCATGCCACAGAGGTAATCATGTACACACCATCATGTTCCTCGTTGAAAGCATGATATAAGCCCGACTCATATTCGTCATCCCGGATAGGTGCAGTTGACCATTCCCCGACATAAACGAAGTCCTGCTCTGGCTTGAAGGTCAGACAGTTGGCCGGAGCCGTGCCGATCTCGTATGCCTTTGGAGAAACATACGCTTTCAGACCATCGGATGTCTTGACGGCCTTTACATGGGTCGCGGGGATGCTCAGCTCCACGGCATCACTGTTGGTTCTTCCGGCTGTTTCCGTGGAGGATGTCGCCGTGATCTCCTCAACAGTTACACCACTGATAACCGATGGATACCACACGCCATTGTGGAGGTTGAAAAGAGTAATGGTTCCGTTGTGCATAGCGTCACCACCCTGCGTAGAGAAGATTGACGCCGTTTGCATCCGGGATATTGGCCAGATACTTGCAGGCGATGTCACCGATCAGCCGTGTCTGCTCTGCCATGCTTGCCGCAGCGGAAGCGTACACAGAAGCCGTAGCCCCAATCGCAGAGTAGGACACAGATTCCTTGCCCGAAGAAATGGAAGCTACGGCACCGTGGTACGATCCGTCTGCGGTTTGCTGGGCGGCAGCAGCTTGACGCTGGCTGTCAATGAGGAACAAGGCATCAGCAATGGCACACACAGCTTTGCCGACCTTAACAGAGGCCGTCTGGTCCGTGGGGAAAGCAGAGATCAGCCGACCATGCGTAAACGCATCCAGCTCGTCACTTGCCATTTCCAGCCACTTCGGAGCGGTGGTCTCGTCCAGCACATCGCCGTGGAACTTCTGCTTATAGAAGTCGAGGTCAGCGTATGCCATGGGGAATCCTCCTTACTCTTCGGCCTTTTCCTCGCCGTTCTTCTCGGTCTCCTTGTCCTTATCCTTGGACTTGCCAGAGGACTTGGACTTCTTCTCGGACACTTCCTCATAGTTGGGGGACTTCTTCATCAGGGCAATGGTGCCGGGATTGTCGGTGGACACGAAATTGCCGGTTTTCAGATTCTTGAAACGCATAGGTTTTACCTCCTGTTACAGATTAGGACTGCTTGGGCTTGAAGATCAGATCGGGGGTGACAGCCTTGGTGCCGTAGTGGTAGAACAGCTCCACACCGTAAGCCTCGGACAGGGGGATCTTCTCAGCCTTGTACTGATCGGACATGACAGGCTGTGCAACAGCACCGGTGACCTGCAGAATGAAGGGAACACCAGCAGGCATGTGGACACTGGACTTGCACTCGACACCGTGCCAGGAGTAGAACTCCTCAGCAGCAGTGTCCACATTGGAACGGGTCTGCTTGTCCAGGTTGTTACGGATCTTGCCGTAGTAGCCGGTGTTCAGAGTCAGATGCATGAACTCACGGGGAACACCGTCCACGAACTCGTTCTGGGTGTTCTCACACTCCTGGATGACGGTCTCCAGAATATCCTCGATGGCAGCGGTAGCGAGATCAACTTCGACCTCAACAGCAGCATCGGCGGCAACCTGGAAAAACTCGGTATCCAGTGCAGAGGCCATGCGGATAACATGGTTCTTGGCACGCTTGTCCAGAACACCTTCAACACCGTACAGGCTGATGTCCTTTTCCTCCAGCTCCTCGACAATTTCCTTGTCCTTGTCGATAGCCACGGTGACGGTAGCAGCCTTAACAGCGTTGCCCTTGCCGGCCTTACGGGCGGTGCCGTAGTCCTGGGGGGTAGCGTTTGCGAAACGCTTGGCCTCAACGGTACCGGCAGCGGGGTTGCCGGACAGTTCGGTGTTCTTCATGCCAGCGGAAACGAGGGACTTCATAACGCCCTCGATGGTAGTGCCATACAGTTCGGCCAGATATGCCTTACCATCTTCGGTGGTCAGCATATTCAGAGATTCAATTCTTGCCATGGATTAACCTTCCTTTCGGTTTAGAAAATTTTGGGCGGCACAAACTTACCACCCTCGGGCTTGGGATTGCCACCGGGTGCAGTAAACTTGGGTGCCTTGGCAGCTTCGGCCGCAGCCTTCTCAGCCGCAGCCTTTTCTTCGGCGGTCTGATACAGGTTTGCATCCTTTTCCTTGGCGGACTTCATGTAGTCATCCAGACCCATGAATGCACCGTCCTTCCACTTGAGGCCGCTGGTCTCGTCGGTGATCTCGGCGATCAGCTGCGCTCTGGCGTAGGGGGAAGCAACGCCGTATTCGTCCATCTTGCCTTTGAGCCAGTCGGACTGGTCACGCTTCAGGAGCTTCTTGGCAAAGTCCTTTTCTGCGTCCTCAGCCTTCTGTCTATAGGACTGGATTTCCTGCTGGATCTTCTCGGGGTCGATGCCCTCGAAGCCCTTCAGCGTGGTCTCGGCCGTTTCAAGGCGGGCCTTGTAGTCATCTCTCTCGCCAGTGAGATCAGCAATGACCTTGTCCTTTGCTGCCTTGGCGCTTTCGATGTCCTTGCCGTTCATAGCAAGTACCTGGGTGGCCTGTTCTTCGGTCAGACCGATTGCGGTGAGTTCTGCGGTTTTCATGTGGATTTACCTCCTGTAACGATTAGGCTTTTTAGGTCGTTGCCGTGACCATCGTTCCGACTTTGTTAGGACCGCCGGTAGTCCAGTGTTGTACCCTTGCCGGAGTCGAACCGGCTGAACCACGAGGGCATAAAAAAGGGGCTGCCCCGAAGGGCAACCCTCATGTAGATTGTTTGGCTACACGCCTTGCGGCAGCGGCGGCTTTTGCCGCTTCGCTTCTGTTCCACTTGGCGGCGCGCAGGCGGTCATCGTACCGCTTGAGTTCGTTATCCTCGCAGAACTTCTTATAGGCGGCGTTCTGCCGGGACAGCGAAGCAGCGGCGCTGTCATACTCTGCCTGGAGCACCTTCTTCGTCTCCGGGTCAGCGCAGTTGTCGATGGCTGTTCGGTATCCAAGGATAGCGGTCTTGGTCTTGCGGATGCTGCGTTCTTTCGCCCTCTGCTCTTGGGACAGATCGTATACCCTCTTGTTTTCCTCGGCATCAAATTCCTTGTAAGGATTATGACCGAGGGTACCGGGGCCGAAACTGTGTCTGCAGTTCCACCCACAAAGACCCTCGCCGGTACCGTAGCCGGTACATTTATAGAAGTCCGGGAGTTCCGGGGTCTTACCCGTGCGGCTGTACAGTTTGCCCTGCCACCAAAAGTGGTTGCTGGGGTTCTCTCCATTGTCGCCGTATCGGGCTCCCAGATGGGCAGAAACAAGGATAATGTCCCAGTCTCTCTCCACCATACCCTCTATGGACATATTGCCAGACGCTTGCGCTGTGCCGGTTCTAACGCACCTTAATACCGCAGTCTCTATGGTGTCTGTATGCCCAGAGGGATACTTTACCTTCGCCTGCGTTTCAATCAGCTCGTCCACCGCTTCCTTAACCGCTTCGGTATAGGATTGAGCGCCGGTGACCACCTTTAGGTGAGCTTTGTCGCACACATTCATGAAGTGCTGCTGGCTGTGGTTGGCGGTTGTCCGAGTGAAGTTATGTATCTCACCGTTGGTACGCTGGTATGTGTCGGTGAGGATCTTCATAAGCGGCTCCGATTTGAGCAGCGGCGTGGACTCAAAACCCTGTGCCACATAGAACGCATCGTCAGCATTCCACGCCCGGAGACCGGCATCTTCAAAGATCGCCAGCACCTCGGCATCGGATTTCTTTGTCCACTTCTTGATCTGCTCAACCAGTTCCTCGTAGTGACCGCCGGCCTCTTTGTAGAGCTCCAATTGCCACTTGTCTGAAGCGCCGAAAGACCAATCCTCATTCCGTGCCAGACGAGCCAGCAGGCGGCTGATCAGATCAGTGGTGATCCATACATTCAGTTCATCCAGCAGCGGATATAGGGTATCGACAATCTCAAGCAATTCCTGTGGAGTGAGCATAGCGCACCTCCTTACTCAATGCCGAACAATCCCTTTTCCATGTTGGCCTGTTCCGCTTCCTTGGTGAGTTTCTTCGCCTCTTCCTCGGTCATACCCTCGAACTTCACGAAGTACAGCCACTTGGGGATCCAGCCCTGCTGTGCATAGCTTTTCCACGACAGCTTATCTTCCTCGTAGGAATAGGTGATGTCACCGAAATTGAAGTTGATCTCATACTCACCGAGAGGAGCGACACCGTACAGAGTTGCCATAGCAGATGCGCCATAGAAAGCCTGTTCAAGAGTTTCTTTCAATGCGTCTCTGTCGGTCTTGACGGTCTGGATGGTGTCACGGTCATCAGCTTCGACCTGTGTTGCGGTGATCATGCCAGTCTGACCATCGAGGACAAAGACACCCTCAGAAAAACCGGACTTGACACCTGCCAAAGACAGGTTGAAATTGATATCCTTGATGCGCTGCTCGGTCAGCAGCGTGGGTACATGCTCATGGATGGCGGTAACATCGCCATCGTTGATGCCCAAGCCCAAGCCCTTAACGAACCGGGGCAGCTTGATATCCTTATTGACGGCATTTTGAATGACCGTCTGGCCAACGAAGGTGATGTGCTTGCTGTCCTCGACCTCGCTGTTCTTGCGGCTGATGGCAATATCGATTGCCTCAAGCTCCGTAATGGCGTTGGCAAAGACCGCCATGCCAAAGGGGCTATCTTGGTCGATGATGTTGACGCCAGGAACACGGTAGTACGCAAACAGAGGCTTTTCCAGATTGACAATGCGAACCTCGTCCTGGAGGGTCGCCCACTCCTCAACGCTCTGGAGCACAACTTGTCTGCCCAGCGTATATTTGCCAGAGCCGTTCAGCTCATTCTTGAATGCCTTGTTGGTGACGATGTAGGTGTCACCCTCGTAGCGGTGATATTCCAGCCGGGTAAAATGACCGTTGCCGTGGGATGCGTGTGCTGTGAAGATGGCACCCACGATGTCGCCGCTATCGTTCATGGCGGTCACACCGAAGTTACCGGGCAAGACATAATCCCATGCGTCACCATTCCACTTGATGATCATGCCACCGAGCCGTTCTGCCTCTGCGAACTTCTCCGGTAGGCGTTTCAGCATATCGTCGGCAAGGGTCTGCAGATAGTCTGCTCTGGCAGATCCAGAGACAGCAATGCCGATGTCAAGCATGGCCAGCTTCGCACGGGTATCCGCAATCAGCTTTGCCATGTTGACGGTCTTAATATCATCCTCGCTGTTCAACCACGGGGGGCTGCCTGTGGAAATGTCATCCCACCGTTTGATGGCATTATTCATATCGCTGGAAGTGATAAGACTAACGCCGAACACTTTGCCGATGTCAGAGCCGTTTGCTAAGAACATACTGCGTATCCTCCTCCATAGGCGAGTAAAAATATTCATCTTATCACCGCCTTAAATGATAAATTTCAACTCAGCACGAAGCACCGTACGGACGAAGTACCGCACCTGGTCCATGCTGTGGTCGTTCTCTTTGATGATGGAATCCACATCCTTTTCCTCGTCCCAGGAATATGCCTCGAACTCATTGAAGGTGTTGAGGCAGTCCCGGTGGAACAGGAGCTTACCGGCATTGAGGAACTTGGTCACATCCTGGATGCCGTTGAGGACATCGTTGTCAGCTCTCACACAGCCCCATCTGCCGTACTTCTGGATTGTCTCGATCATCGACGAAGCTGACGGGTCGATGATGATGTACTCTATGGGATAATCCCCAATGAGTTCTGCCAGCATCTTGTAGTAGGCTTCATTGTCGACACGGTTGACGCTGCCGCCTTTGTAATACAGTTCCCGGATCATGGTTGCGGTCTGTTCTGCTGGGTCATAGTCCCACAAGCCAGCCGCAAAGGGATTGACCGTGCCATAGTCGATAGCCACATAATAGCGGTGCCGTCGGCTGTAGGCTGGCATTCTGTGGACGATATGCTTGACCCGGTCAAACATGGGATAGACCAGACCTTCAGCACGGACCCACAGGCCCTGTATGTACCGGGCATAGAACACGCCGGTGTACATACCCTCGTATTCCGCTTTCTTCTTTGCGGAAAGAGATGGATTGTCGTTCATGGTGAAGTGGAGGTGCAGCATATTCCGCTTTTCACACGGTTTTATCCACTCCTCGTAAAACCAATGTGTAGGTCCTTCCGGGTTGCAGTTGAACCACAGCTTGGAACCCTCTACGGAGCATCGGGCCATGACCTGCTCCACGAACGATCGGGGCATCAATGCAACCTCGTCCAGAAGAACACCTGCCAGAGTGATACCCTGCACCAGCTGATAGGACGATTCATCACGGCCTCCGAACATGTAGTACTTGTTCGTGACATCACCGGCGCGGATAATCAGCATATTGTCACTCCGCCTGTCGGTGATCTCCACAATGCCGCTGAGGAGCTGGGGCATAAGAGTAATGACATTTCGCCGCAGGGATTGAATAGTCTTGCCACAGATGGCAAAGTTCTGGTCTTTGAAGTTGCCCATGCTCCACAGAACAAAGCCGACAGCCATACAGACAGTCTTGCCGCTACGGATGGAGCCGTCACAGATAATACCGCCATAGTCTTTGAACCGTGGTCTATTCCACCAGGTCATCGCTATCGTCTGTCTTTTGCTGAAGTTCTGGTATATCATCGGTGTCTATGTCCTCCGTGGTGGATCCAAGTAATGCCTGAAGCAGATTGTTTTCCGGCGCCGCCTTGCCATCGTCGCCACGCTCAATGCGTAGCTTGTTCAAGGACTCGATGCACTTCTGTTTCTGTGCCTGGCACCGGGTCAAGGCTTCCTCAAGCCGATGGATGATGTCATATGTTGCCTCGGTGGTGGTTGTAAGCCGGTAGGATCGTCCAGGGAGCACCTCGCCGTTGTCTACCTTTGCCCGCATTTTTTCTTCATAGATGCGTTTATCTTCCTCGTTGGAAAACTCTCGCTTCTCCTCAGATCGTACAATGCCAGACACAGCCTGTCCGCCCTTGGCTTCCTTGTGCTTCTGGATGGATTTCATAATGCGGCGTTCTCGGACAGATAACAGACTGATCTCGTCAAGGAGCAGCTGCTCACCGTCGTAATCCATTTCATCAAGCATCTGCTTCTCTTCATCGTCCAGAGTGTCCCAGAATATCCGGGAGTATCCGCCGTGCTTCAAAGCATTGGTATTACCCAAAGGTGCTCCGCCGTTATTGCCTATGGCATTGGTGTTCCCTGGGGGTGCACCCGGTTTCCGGGGTGCAGGTGCAGAGGGTGCACCCGGTTCAGCCGGTGGATTCTTGCTCTTGTAGCGACTGATCCACGACTTCACCGTGTTAACGCTCAAGCCGTATTTCTCGGACAGTTCCTTCGGCTTTGCGCCCTTTTTATAGTCAGCGATTACCCGCTTACGGGTTTTTTCCATATCGGAATTGGGAGCCTTCGTGTTACTCACACCACCACCTCGTTAAGATTGATTGTGTTGTTCCGCTGTGGAAAGAGAAAAACGGCGTGTGTTCTGCTTGTACAGAGCACACACCGCCTTGTTACTTCCCGTATTTGTTTCTTCGCATCGTGCTTTCCCAGCCCCGATAACGGTCCCGGGTGACCACATCCTCAGCGCACGGTTTCTTGCACTTCTTCTTGTTCTTCATACACATGCAGACGGTCTCACCCTTGACGATGTCAACATAGACCTTGAGGGTTTCTTTATCTTTCACGGGGAGACCTCCTTTATGGTTATTCAGCGACGAATACTGCGTCGCCTTCCTTGATGAACATGGTGTGGCCGCATTTCTCACACACGACCTTGAAATACTTGGGTGGTTTCATGGGTACCTGGGTCGCAGCGGTCTTTGCCTTTTCCAGTTGAGCAGGTGTCACGATCACAGCGTCCTTTGCTTCTTCCTTGGCTGCATTCTCCAGATATGCCGCATAGCGGGCTCTCTTTTCCTCTTCGGTTTCCGCGGAGGGTTCTTCTTCGTCATCATCCTCATAGACATTCGGAATATCGAAGTCCTCATACGGTACCGGCAGGCCGAGGGATTCAAAGTCGAAATCGAAGTCGAGGTTAATCATGTCAACCTCGTGCATCAGATCCTCGTTGATCCACTCGGAGAACTCGGAAATCTTATTGTCGGCCAGACGGTCCAGCTTAATGGTTTCCTCGTCTGCATCGGTCACCACGCAAGGAACTTCCTCCATGCCCAGCTTGATAGCTGCAGCATACCGGGCGTGGCCCTTTACGATGACGGACTTCTTATCAATGACGATAGGGACATTGAAACCCACCTTGGGGATGATGTCCACCAAGAGCTGAACGGTCTTGTCGTTCTTCCGAGGGTTCCGCACATAGGGCTTGACCTCGGAGATCTTCTTCATGACGATATTCTTAACAACTTCCATCGGTAGTCTCCTTTCGATACTTGTGGAGCTGCCGTGCCTGGTTCTCGGTGATGGCAGCCCGGGTGTACGAATGGTTCTCGTACAGTTTGGCATAGCCTGTGATGTGCTTGAGCCTTACCAGCTCCTCCGGTTCCAAGCCCAGTTCATTGCAGACGTCAAGGTCTGTCGCACCGTTCAAGAGCATTTCCATGACGATGTTGGACATACCGTTGATGGAGTGCTTTCCTCTGGCTCGGTTGTGCCGGACGGTGGATGCCATAAGGTCATTCATGGTCTTACCGCGAAGCACGACACAGGGCAATTTGCCCTCGCAGGATGCGTAGATATCCTTGTATCTCCGCATGATGCTGTATCGATGGAAACCGTCCACGATAACATAGCGGTCTTTCGCCTTATCGTAGATCGTAACTACCGGCTGAGTATACCCGTCGGATTTGACGGATTTATACAGGAGCTTCATCTCTTGAGTGGCCACGCTGTTCGGGTTGTAATCGTTGGCATGGACTTTCTCAATGGGAATCCACTCGACTTTGAAAATAGGTTGGTCCTTAATCATACCTTGCCTCCCATGTATTGATCAAACTGCTGCTTGTCTCTCTCCCGGTACCGGGACTTGTTATCCCGGATGCGGAAACGAGAACGAGCATTGGCGTTGTTGGTGCCGTCGATGTCGTTGAGGATGATCTCTTTGACATGAACCTTGTACCATTCGTCCCCAGTCTGGTTCTTCCAGCGGTTACGGAACAGTTCGTGGTACTCCGGCTTGATGATGTTCACGAGAAGATAATCCCGGTACTCAAGCCACGACGCAAACGCAAATGGGAGTTGCCTCGGAATGATGTCGCCGCTATCGAAGGAGTGAGCGAAGGTGCCCACGCCGCAGACACGGCGGATGAATTTGTTATAGGTCGCCGGCTCAAATTCCTGCAGCATTTCGATGGAGTGCCATGCGGTTTCGTGTGTCAATGCACTTACTCGCATTGCATCCTTTTTTAGCCCCCACTGGTATTGGAGATCGTAAACCCTGTTGTAGTTCCAATGGTTGGAACCGATGGCAGTCCATATGTCGTCGTTGGTGAAATCATAGATCGGCCAGAACACCCGGCACTTGCCGACTTTCTTCTTGCACCATGTGACACCTTTGTACTTCGCCTGATGTTGGGTGATTGCCACCCGGCGGTTGGGGCTTTCGGAGATCCGCATACCCACCAGTACGGCGCAGTTGTCGGAGTCGGTGCAGTAGTCGGGCAGTTCATTCACCAGTTCATGGAACCGGGTTGCCTTGCATGGGTTTTCCTTGATGGACATCTCGTGCTGTTCGTGGATCCAGATCGCCTTATCGTCCGGATTCCAGACATGGATAAAGTTCTTATCCGGGGACAGCGTATTGGTGAAATCGAAAGGGATTTGGAACCAGTACGGGGCCACCTCCGGCATTGCCATGATCTTCTCCATGTAATCGACGGTCGCTTGCCATTCGGCTTCCTGGTCAAGCCAGAACACCTTGAGGGGCAGTCTGCCACGCTCTCGGGCTACCATCAACGCCATGTGGAACAAGACGGTGCTATCCTTACCGCCGGACATACTGACAATGACATCGTCGTGGTTGTCGAAAATGAAACGCAGGCGCTCCATCGCTTCGTCAAACACATTGTTTTCCAGATAAATCATTGCCGGTCACCTCCGGCATCCAGGGAACAGGTTACGCAGGGGTTGCTTTTGGATTTTCGCCTATGGGCATAAAGCATAGCTGTTACCTCCTTGATTTTTCGCCTATGGGCATCAAGGAGCAGCGGTGAACAAATCCTCCCTCCACAAAAGACTAAAGCACCCACATCTTTCTCAACGACTGCGGTGGCAATCGCAGCCTCGAAAGAAATGGGTGCCTCGGTATGATTAAGATTTTGACCCATACATTGTACCATAGGTAGCATTGAACGGTCAATGAACGATTTTTGCCCTCACAGCAGGCGGATTGTGACCTCTGTCCGGGGATTTTGGGGGTCATATAAGACCCTGCTGCCGTCATGGGAGACGATGATCCGGCTGTTATCGTCCTTCAGCACATCGTACTTCACCAATATGTCGTCGATGGACTCAAGGTGGTTCGCCAGGTCGGAGATACGGCGGTCTTTCATGTAGAACAGGCAGGTCACCTCACAGGGTTTGTCGATCTTCATGCCCTTGCCCTTGACGAACCAGCCGCATTGTTCCTCGTATTGCTCGTACTGTTCGCTGGGCAATATCATGCGCCGTTTCCCATGCACCACAATCCGCTGGTGGTTCTTCTTCGTGATCGGTTGCAGAGGGATGGTCATTTGGATTTCATTCGTCATCCAGATAGTTCCTCCCAAAGATGCGGCGGAAGTCCTCAACGGTGGCATTGTTTTCCTCCATGAACTTCCGTTGACCGTATTCGTGGAGCTTCTGCATGGTCTCCCTACAGCCGTGTGCGGCCTTATTTCCGGTACGATGGCAGTCACCACACAGGAACACGGTCAGCTTGTATTTCGTGGAATGCTTGCGGTTAGAACCGCCGAAGATGTGGTGTTCCTCCAAGAACCGCCAACGGTGACAGAGGAAGCAATGTCCATCAGGCATTTTTGCTCTCCTTTGCGTAACACTTGGGGCAGAGCAACCGTTCCTTGGCATCCTTGCCGAACCCTGTTTTCAGCTTGCGGAGGGTGCATCTGGAAGCACCGCACTTGACGCAGCCCACCCGTCTGCCGCGGACGGGCGATTTCTTGGAACTGCCCAGCTTCATGCCTTGGGTGGTGTAGGGGCCGCCAAAGATCATGGGGATGGCAAGCAAACCGGCAATGTCTTTATTCATCCTTTCCATCCTCCTTGGTCTTGATGATAGGCACCTTATCGGCAATGTCGAACAGGCGCCGTCCGTTGTCCTGGAGGACTTGGTACACGCCCCGGGCGAATGCCTCAATGATCCGCTCCCGGTTCTCACCAAGGTCAAGCTGGGCCTGCTCCTCGATGCCGTGCATGATCTCGTGCCAAAGGGACAGGCACTTATATTCGTGGCTGCTCTCAGCGTTAACGCAGATCTGACAATCCATGTGTCTGATCTGTCCGGCAAGCATTCGCTCACCGTCATTCAGCCGGGGTTCCACGATCACTTCATACTCTACACCGCCAATGCGGATGCTCTCGGGTAATTTCATTTCTTCCTCCTTTTGTTCGCTGCCAGCCGGCGTTTTCTTTTCCGGCCACTCAGCTTCCACTTGACTATGTACCAGCACTGCTCCAGATAGCTAACCTTTCGATACCCCATAGAATACCTCCTTGATCGCATCTGTCATGGCGACGCCACAATCATGCCCCTCCACATTGGCGAAATAGGCTTCGCCAGCCGGGAGTTCCTTGTAACCGCCCTCCGGGAACTTTACAATGCCGGATATATCCCGTGCAAATCCACCGCACAGAGGACATCCGATTACGAACGGGACAGGCTTATGGTTTTCGCCGAACTCCTCAATCCCCTTTTCGAGGAACATCCACCAAGTAAGGCCGCACTTTTCGCAACCGTACTTCATAGCACCGTGGACAAGGATAGCTTCATGGGGTTCAGCCTCGGTCTGTTCGGCCATAGACCGACGCTTGGCCGCCTCCAAATCCCGCTCAGCTTTACGGAGAAATCTTTCCTCGGACTCGATCTTGCTCTTGTTCCGCTCAAATGCCTTTCGGCGGTAATGCATATCTGCTTTGCTGTTGGGAATGCAGCGGTTGACCATTCCCAACATTCTCGGTTTACCCATTGAATACCCCCGTTCTTCTCTTTTGCCTTTCGGCTGTGTGGTGGGATTTCCACTCGTTACGGCTCATTGTCCGGGTGGCGATCTTGTATCGAGCCATATCCTTGTGGTATGCCTTAACCTTGGCACAGTACCTGCGTTCAGCCCTATTCAGAGGCCCGGACAGACTCAAGCGCATCTCTTGGGACGGACTGTGGATGCCCATAATCCAATGAAAGAAACTGCTGCACATGCTCAAAGGTGGCGACGGGTACTTAGGTGGTTTCATGGCCTACCTCCAACATTCCAAGGTCTTTTTGGAGCCGCTGAATTTTGTAGGTAATTCGGTCATCCACCAAATCCCTAAGATCGAAGATCAGCTGTAGCTGCTCCATGGTAATGAGGACATCGGCAATCTCGTCAGCCAGATCGTCAAGAGGTCGCTTCCCTCGGTACATCTTGCATATCTCCTTGGTCAGCTCGCTCATTTCCTCTACGGCCATCATTACCTGGGCATCGGTTCCGTTCTTCCGCAGGGCCACCTTGTAGGTGGCCTTGCGTTCTTCATATGTAACCTTTTCCATGATGACCTCACTTCTTGCCCTTGGTGCCGAAGTAGATCAGCACACCGATGAAGATGGCGAGTTCAACGCCGATGGTGGCAATGACACCGCACCAAAATTCGGGAATGAACATCAGCCTGTACCTCCGTTCTTGCAGGTGCCGCCGGGTTCGGTGTAGATACCCTTCTCCTTACACCAGCCCGTGGCCGGAGATCGCTCGCCGCAGCCATCACACTTGGCCGCTTCTTCCGCTTTCTCTTTGGCATAGGTGCGAAGTCCATCAAGTCGGCTAATGATTTCCTCACATGAAAATCCCAAAGAATTTTGGGAGTTATTCATGGCAATTTCATACAGCCAAGCTTCGAGGGTTTTGATTTCCACGGCATCAGCTGCAGGGACGGAATCAAGCATCTGCTGGACACATCCGCCGGTCATGCCGATAAAAGGAGGAATATCATTGAACTGTTCCTTTGCCGCATTTCGGTTAATCAAGTTGCTCATAGGGGATCTCCTTTCTATCAGCAAGGAAGATCTTCCACGCTGAACACGATGCCGACAGAGAACAGCTCACCGTCCTCGTAAATGTGGAAGGTCTCATGGGGAATGGCGGTTTCAAAGGTCCAGCAGGGATCTCCAGAATTATGCCAGATGGCCTTGATCTCCGTTGCTGCCCTCTTGGCGATCTCGAAATACTTGCACTCGTCGCAGTTGCAATCGGGTGCCCAGAGAACGCCCTCACGGGTCACATGGAAGATGGTGCCGTCATAGGCTCCCACTTCGTCGTCAATGGCGCCGCAGAGCACCACATTGTCATCGGAATAACCGAACGCCACCACAAGGCCGCTATCCGCTGCCTGTTTCTCCTGTTCCTTGGTGATCTCCTTGTCGTACTGGTTGCCGTCCAGCAGGGCGGCTAATTCTTTTGAAGTCATTTTTCCATTTCCTTTCTCAAACTGTCCTTGATGTAGTATTCAAGGCCGAGCGTCTGGCACAGATGTTCGGCCTTTTCCCCGAAGTCCTTCCAATCAATATCAGAGGGGTGGTAATTCAGCTTTCCGATCTTTACCTTATCGACCACAAGGGATACACAATGCAGGTCGATAAAGAAACGGCGGCTATCTGTCACCGGTTCAAAGGACACCCGAGTTTTAATGCCCAAGCTATGCGCTTCCGCAAGGCTGTCAAGGCGTTCTTTCTTAGGTGCTTTGCAGGTCGTGCCATCGAGGGTTATTCCGTACCAGTCATTTTCGTCCAGCAGGTCGAAGTCTCGCCGTCCGTCACCCTTGGTGAGTATCTGCACGTGGTTACCGCTTTCCTTGAGGGCTTTTATAACCTCCCTCGTCGGGGTCGTATCGTAACCCACCGGATACGGGTCGCAGGTAAAGCAAAGGTGTACCAACTTCCCAGTGACACCATCCCTTGCAATCTGTCGTTTAACCTCTTCCACGATGTTTTTCCGAGGCTCAACGTACCCGTGAAAATCGTCCTTTACTTTTCTCAACACCGAGGGTGCAAAGCAGTAAAAGCATTCGTGCGGGCATCCGGTGTAAATGTTTATGGCAAGATCGCCGTATTCTTTTGCCTTGCCCCTTGGCTCGTAAATAGGTTTCATTTTGCCGTTATCCTTTCGTCCAGTTGTTTCCAAGTATGAAAAAAAGCGTGTGCAACAGGATTGTGAACATAGTCGGATTTTTTTGATTTCCCATACTGCTTTATAAGCAACTTGATCGCTTTCAGCAGTTCCGGATCTGCAACCTCCTCCGGCATCAGACCGGTGTCCTCATAGGCAGCCAATTTGTCGATTATCATACCGAGAACGCATGCATCGTTGCAATGTCGTTCCCAGTTGCCAAACAGACCTCCTTGGATTCCAGTTTTACAAAGGCCCGCTTTTACAAAAGGGGCGCAAATATCACCTTCCGCAACCGGAACTGCTTCTCCGCACCCAACTCTCTTAGTCAGTCTTTCCATTGCTTCTCCTTTCTCCGTCCATTTTGGCGCCACAGCCCGGACAGAATTTTGTGCGTTTATATTCGATCCTTGTGCCACCGGTGCAATTAAATCCAATGCTTTGCACGTCTGCTCTGTGACCGCAGTTTGTACAGAAACCGTCCAGCCGCCATTCGGCGTGGACAACTTCGGCACAATCTGCATCCGGGATGGCGTTCACAAAGGCAACAGCCGCCTCAATATCCCATTCCGCCTTAAGCAGTTCGTTAAGTACATCGCCAGCGAATTTAACCCGCTTGTTCAACTTGATTTCCATTGCCGCCCCTTTCCACAAGTTCCGCAATAGGTTCCCACGAAATCCCCGTGAATTTTCCGGACAAAACCTTGCCCAAAGCGAAGTCAAAAAAACCGTTATCCTTGGGTGGGGTGCCGATTACCTCGGCACCACCATTCCCGTCACTTCTGATCGTTACTCTGGCCATTGGCTACCTCCGCAGGCTCACCGAGCCATTTCTCAATGCACTTATCGCAACCATCATCACCGTCATTTTCACAGTGATAGTCACACCACGGCCTATACCCGAGCTGCACAGCGAGGATGCTATCTTTCAGTTCATCAGCTGACATCGTTTGGACTTTTTCGCTGTTGGTCTTTGGATCTCCAAGACCGAATTTTGCCCTCTGCTCGGCACAGTACGAACCTCGGTAGTGCAATGTGTGGCAAGGTTTAACCGGGCAGGTTTTGCAGCCACGCCCGTTCATTTGTCGGCATCCTCCGATCCCCACTTGAACTGGTCGAAGAAGCCGGTGTCGTCAAACTTGACCTCATTGGGCCACACTCTGGCTACGGTGCCGTCCTCGAACTCGACGATAGCCTTGGAACTGCGGAACTGGTAGAACCGGGCGTTTTCGTTGGGTTTCTGGTTGCCGGGGAGCGTGGGACGAGCATCGTTCGCCCAGCGGTGGAACAGGGCTTTTTTGCCATCCACCCAGCAGGGGCGGTATTCGTTCTCACGAACGATCTGAATGGGCGGCTGAAAGACATTGACCACCGGGGCAGGCAGCTTAATCTTTGCCAACAGCTCCTCGATGGACGGGTGCTGCTTATTCTTGTTTCCGAACATGATATTTCCTCCATTTGTATTATTCATTGCTGCTGCTCAGTTCCTCGACATAGCACCAAGACTGCGGCGGTTTGAAGATGGGCTTTAAGGGATCTTTCCTGCGGATAATCTCGTAAGCAAGGTTGCAATCATCCTCCACATTGAAGCCGTTGCCCTTATCGAACCACGCACATTTCTTGCAGTTCAGACAATCGCAATCTCCTACAACAACGAATTCGCTCAGCGGCTTCGGATCGTCATAGATTAGGAGTTTGGATATATGCCATGCTTTCAAGTCAAACATCGACTTAGGCCGTGCATACTCCCACATCTCGGCAGTTGATACGCAGGAGGTCACGGAGATGCTTTCCTCATTTGACGGTGTCACTTTGTTGATCTGATCACAGATAAACTCGCCGATTACCATACCTTTGCCTTTTTCAAGCCGATTCCGTAGATCGGTCAAACCCATTTTCCGCAAGATGGGATACCCCCACATAGCCGTGGTTTGGTATATGTAGCACTTGAATGGCGGATCCAGTTTTGGAAAATTCTTTCTCAGCTCGTCAGACTTATCGCCACATGCTTCTCTTTCGCACCATCTTGGCTGAATACTTATCAGCACCGCTTTACCCATTGGCATCATCCTCCACAATGACTACGGGTAACGGCTCAGAACCGAGCTGAATTGGTGTTGCGATATGCGGTTCCTTACTGGACATTTCCCAGCGGAGCTTGCTCCAGATGTCGCCGGCGATCAACTCACGATCAGATCGTTTCTCCGGTGCTCCATAGAGAGGCCACGCCATGTGGAAGATAGCCTTGAGAACATGGTTAATATTGTCCCGTCGCTGGATTGCGAGGTCGAAACCCTTGCCGGTGGGGTCTTTGCTGCGATTATAGGTGGCAAATGCCAGATCGTCAGCCAATCCGCTGATGGTCGCTTGACCCATGCGGAGCCGAAAGAACTCCTCGACCGCCGTCAGCACCACACGAGCCTGCGGCTCGGTCAGTTCAATGGTTATCTTTTTTGCCATCGGGTGCCGCCTCACTCATTGATGTCAATGTCAGGCAAAGCCGTGTAGAAATGCACCTTGTAGTGGTAAGGATCGGTGTTGGTGCCGGTGATGTCCTCCACGACATAGATCACATACTCGTTGAGGTAGATGTAGTTCTTCTTGTACTCGTTCTCGCCGGTGCGGCAGGTCACCACCAATTCACTCGTAGAGGTGTTGGAAAGGCTCATGTAGCCCTCCATTTCCATGACGATCAGATCGGTTCGCGCATTGTACACGGTGATTTTCCGCATACACTCGAAGTTGTCTGCCGCCTGGGACAGATTGTAGTTGACATTGTCTGCTTCGGTGCAGCCAGTCATACAGCCGACAACGATCAGCAGCGCCAGAATAATGCTCAGTAATTTCTTCATTGTGATTTTCCTTTCAAAGTTTGTTTCTTCGGATAGTGTTTTCTCTTGTACGGCACCCGGACGGTGCAGCCATCCCCCGGAGGGCAAGGCCGCATCTGCCCGGTCTTGAATATGTAGTTACAGCAGATCATCCCGGCACACTTGCCGTGAAAGAAGCATGATACACAGGCTTTCATACGGGTTCGCCCCAGTCGATGGCCTGTCCACACTGACCGCAAAACTTCATTTGTGCGCCGTCATGGTTGTGGAGGTATTCGCCGCTGCCGCAGTTTGCACAGGCGAATATGGCCGGGTCACCATCCGGGAAGGGGCTTGCCGGGATGCTGCGGAGGATTGCGGCTCTGCCCATCCGGCAGGCCTCATTCACCGGCTCAACGGATTCGTAATGCTCCCTGTGGTTGGGATCCAGAATTTCGGCAGCTCGTTCTTTTGTCATGTGTTTCACCTGCTTTCATCAAAAATGTGGATATTCAGCTCCTTGCCGAGCCAATCCAGACCGGCACGGGTCAGCCAGAAGGTGCAGCACAGTTTCCCGTTACCACGGTCATGGACTTTACCATGTTCGGCATAGCCGGCATTGCAGAGGATTTCCCAAACCTCGTCGCCCGGGAACGATGCGTAGTAGTTCCGATAGGGGCGATAGTACCGCTTTCCTTTGCGGACATAGGGACGCTTGTGGTCCAGACCAATGGCGTGTTTAGCCCTTTGGATGTAGACCGATGTCCCGGTCTTTCCATCACCAATCTGCGTCACAGGGAAAGCCCTCCTTTCTGGCTCTTTTGGGAGTTACGGGGTTTCCGTCCTCGTCCATATAGGCCCGGACGGTACCATTGACCACATCGAAGCCGATCTTCTCCATGTAGTCCAGCAAGAACTGGATGCCCTCATTCTTGTATCGCTCGGTCAGCTCCGTAACACGCTCAGAGATACGGAACTGCACCTCCGCACCATAACCGAATTCGTCATACATGGAGATGGCGCCGATGGTCAATGCCACTTGGATAGCCTGCAGAGCATTGTCGTGGATGTCCTGTTTCCGAACGGTCAGGCCCTCAACCTTATCTGTGAAGAACTCGCCGGAGATCGGCATACCAATCTGCTCCATGCGGCGTTTTGCGTGAGCCATTCCCAATTCGATGTCTTGGTAGAACTCTCGCTCGTACTCCATGTAGCGGTTATGGAATCGCACCAGCCGCTTATACGCAGTACCTTTGACCTCATACATTGCCACGCTCATGCAGTACATGGTGACCTTTGCCGCCTGCTCCCGGTTGAGTGCTACATCAGTTCGGTGCTGCATCTGGATCCGCTGGACATAGGGGATGTTGCTGCGGTTCATGATGCCGCCCTTGTGGTGCTTCTTGGTTTTCTTGGGCTTGGCCATTACTGCAACCTCCTAACTCCGGCAGGGGTCATGGTAGAAATATCGAGGTGGAAATCTGCCCAGATCGGAACGGTGGCAACGATCCGACCATAAGGCTTTTCGTTGTAGGTGATGGTGAAATTCTCACTCATGCGGTTGCCGCTGAACAGCGCCACGATGCGGATCATCAGCTCCCCAAAGGAACAGGCCCCGGACACCCAAGGCATCGCCATGATATCCATATCCGATGTCAGGCTACCGTGGAGGGCTACCGCCCATCCACAGTCCATAGCGCATTGCCGGATGTCATCCCACATGGCAGCGTAGAAAGCTGCCCGACCATTGCAGGTGACGGCTTCTCTATTCTTCGCCATAGCCCCTCCCATCCAGCGACAGGGATGCCGCCTTGCAGTAGGTGATGTAGTCCTCGTACCGGACAAACACCGTATCATACTTCTTCCACTTCTTGCAGAATCCGATCTCCATCTTTACCGGCTCGTCGAACTTGAAGACGGCACTGTTATCGTAATGCTCTCGGAACTCCTCCATGGTGTACAGCTCCGCTTTCTCCGGGAACTGGGTGTAGCCGCCAAAGGAGCGTTTCTCGTCATCCTGCGTCCGATGTCCCCACAGGACACATGGCATACCGAACTTCCATCGGTACTCTGTATGCTTAATACTGACCGCCAGCAGATTTCTCTTGGGCATATTCGTACCCCCTCAGATGTCGATGTCGAAGTGGTCATTATCATCCACAGCATCGACATCCATGATAATCTTCGTCTTGTTGTAGAACAGGTTGACCAGAAATGCTTCGAAGCTGGTCATGGAACCAATCCGGAGAGTGCTGGAAATATCGTGACCATTAAGGTACAGTCTGGCAATGGGGGTGCTTTCTTCATGACGGTAGGTGCAGATGCTGATCCGAATGTCTGCATCCTCAGTGGTGGAGAGATAGGAACCGACCTCGATGTGCTCCTCCGAGAAGTAGCAATCGTAGTGGGTAAAGGAACCGCTTTCATTGATGCACAGTTCCGAGGTAAACCGCTCTCTGGAATACTTATCGCTTTCATCGGTATGCTCCAGAACCCATGCACGGTACCGGGCGAAGATGTCCGACAGCTTGACGCTTTCGTGCTTCTGAACGATGATATCGTCCAGTGCACTCTGGATCTTGGCGGCAATATCGGTGGTGTACATTTCCTGTACCATAGCCTTTACCCGCTCGGCAATGAAGCCGTTGTAGGCCGAAAAGCCACAGTCCTCTGCCACATGGCTGATGCTTTCACGAACCTGCTTCTGAATGCCGCTGCGGAAATTGTAGCTACCAAGTTCGTCGGTGATTGCAGACATGAGGGACTTTTCCAGAGCTTCTTCGATCTTCTTCTTGATGGTGCCATCGGCCTCAAGCTGTGCCAGCTTTTCAGCGATGATGTCAGAAACATTGATATTCATTGTCAAAATCTCCTTGTTATGTAGATAGTGCGAGGCGTGAGTCGAACCGCCTTCTGTGCGCAAAGGAGATAAAACGCACTCTCCACCGGGACGCACTTTGCTATGGGAAATCCTTTATTCAGACATAGAGCTTGGGCGGTGTTGCCAGGGCTTGGCCGCAGTTGGGTCTCCATAAATGCAGGCAGTAGGGATGGTTGTTGACATACTCACTCTTTTTCGGGTGGTACTGCACAGCCACTTCCTCCGGCTCGAAGAACATATCCTTGATGGCGCACATCTCGTCCCATGTGGGCATCTTGTTCTTTCTGCTGATGCTGACATGATCCCATCCGCCACCATTGGAAGCGATGACGAAAAAGGACTTGCCGTTGACGAACACCTTGAACACGCCGTTGCCTTTGCCAACCTCTCCACGGGTACTCATGCCGTACAACCGGAGTTCCGTGGAAACATCCCGGTACTGGTCAAGGGTGTGGAGGTCTTTCATATCAGCCACCGCACCGCTTGCGCAGTTCCTCCGCTGCGGCCAGCAGACGCAGGGAGTCACGCTCCAGGGCATCGACCAGACCATACAGACCGTGAGTGTCATTGGGGGGCGGGTTCTCCTCGTTGGGGTTTACTCCGAAAAGGGTGGTCATGCACCCCTTGACTGCAAAGATTGCGGTACAAACACGCTCTCCGATGCAGTTCAGCTTCATTTCCACGCTCTCACGAGGAGGAGCGGAAGTGCATTTGCAGTTATGGGACTCCACCATCTTAGCTTCAGACTCGTACATAGATTTTTACCTCCAAAAATGTAAAGTGTAGTTAGAATATTTACGGCAAAAATGAAAGTTTACCGCTTTTTGATGCCATCAATGCCGAACATGAGGGCTGAGATGCGCTCACAGGCAATGTCGATGTCCTTGTAGATCGTTCGCTCAACGACACCCTCTCGCTCAGCCAGTTCGGCAACGGTCAACATTTCGTCACTGATATACAGGCCGTCAATGACTCGCCACCGGCGGAGATCTTCTTCGGTGCCGTACTGGTAGCAATAAACATGGTGCAGATGGAGCATAGTATCGATATGCCGTACCATAGTGGTGGTTCTCGATGCAGACCGCTTGATGCTCTCCACAAAGTTCTTCGGTGCTTTACCGGGCATCATCAGCTCCTCCATAATCTGCATGGGGTCTTCCGTCACAGTCTCGGCCTCGTATACGGCATGGGCGGCATGTTCCTTAAGAATGCGATAGTTGCGAAGAAGCAGCTTTGTGTTTCTCAACCGCCGGTCTGACATCTCCCGGCTTTCCCGCTGCCTTTCCTTTTCCAAAGTCTCAAGAGCAGCCTTTGCACCAGCTTCAGCCGCAACCTTGCTGACAAACGCAAGCTGCTCTTGAGATAGGGATGCTTTGCTCATTGGGTTTCCTCCTTCGGTGCGGCCCCTCCGTAAAGGCGCCGATATTTCTTGTAGGCACTTTTTCGCCGGGCAATCCGGCATCGTTCGCATCTGCGGTTAGGCTCCCTCTCGTAGAAGGTGGCACCGCAGCGCACACAGTATTGGGGCTGGATGCGGATGAAATCGGAACAGGAGTCACAATCCGTACACCCGGCTTTGCATCCAAGCACATTGTCCCAATTCATGCACATATCCTTTTGCCAGTATTCACCGAATTCCATAGAGTTGCGGTGAGCCAGCAGAACACGCTGGAGCTGTATGATAAGGGCTTTCTGCTCAAACTTCTCCCGTTTGGCTTTGCGCTCCTTTTGCCGGGCGTCGCCTATGTATTTTCCGGTGCCCCACACATCCAGCCGCAGGAGCCGGTGCTCCACACCGGAAGCAGGTCTGCCCAGGACTTCACCCATTTCGGCGTTGGTCATGCCTCCCCGGCGGAACATATCAATCAGCCGACGATCTTCCTCCGGGGTCCACTTCTGGGCTTTCCTGGCAGGCTTCTGGGCATCCGCTTTTCTCTTAGCAACCAGCCAATCGTATTCCATGCCGAGACCGTATAACTCCACCCGGCGGCTATCCCACAGGTCTTGGTGAGTTTCCAACCATTTCAGCAGATCTTCAAACATGATGATCGTGGTGGTTTTCTGTGTCTCACCAAGCCTTTTGGATTTCGCCTTGAGCCCACATTTGGGGATCCAGTAATCGCATACAGCGTGGACATCCACGCCCAGCAGCTCCGAAACCTTCCGAGCGGACATCATTTCGCCGTACCACTTCTGCCCGGTGTAGCCCATGCGCGTGGTTTTGATCTTGACGGCATTGATAGACCGCCCGAGTTTCTTAGCGATCTCCGGGATGGTCTTTTGTCCCCAGACCTCCCGGATATAGTCAAGCTCTTCCTTTGACCAATCCGCTTTCCGGCAACCGTCTTTCCCGGTCAACCCAAGGGAATACCGCTTGTTTCGGATGGAGAGAACCGGACGGCCCAGCTTCTCGGATAGCTCCCTATCGGGTAATTGCCAGTTCTCTTTGAGCCACGCTAAGTCCTCGTCAGACCACAGACGGCGAGTTTTACGACCATCGCTCATAAAATCCCAGCTCCGCGCATGCAGGCAGCGGTCAGCAAAGCGACGGTTTCCAAATTGCCGAATACTTCATACCGCAGGGACATTACCTGCCGGGTCTTGTGGATTTCGTCACGGTCACGCTTTGCCACTTCCAGAGGTTTGGCACAAGTGAAACTCCGACAGATCAGCGGCCGGACTGGGTAGACCTCGCATTTCTTAGTGACCGAATTGCGGAAAGGACAGGTTAAGTCCGTTGCCTTGGGGTCCCAGAACGGGGCCTGCCGGTGCTCCTTGAGCTTATGCTCTCGGGCATACCGGCGAAGCCGTTCCAGTTCACCTTTGGTCAAAGGTAGGAGGTCAACACAGCAGTTACCACAGTTGGAGCACTTGCCATCCACGCAGTTATTTGCATAGGTGGTATCGCCCGGCGGAACATCCCGGATGCTCCCGTAGTAAGCCATTAGTCCTCGTCCTCCTCGTATTCGTCATCGTCAACGAGTTCGTCAAGGTCCTGCAGATCTTCGGGATCCAGAACATCGTCATCCTCTTCCTCGTCTCCATGCCGGGGCAGGAACACCACATGATTGCCGCTCTGCATTTTCTTCTCTTCGTCGGACATTTCATAGCCCAAGGCTTCAAGAGCTTCATAGAGGGCATCCAGCTTGTCATTTTCTTTGTGGATGTAGTCATACTGGCCACAGTTCCAAATCTGTCTCCAGTAGCCGTTTGTCGCATCGTCCACAATGGCATACGCCATGCAGAACAGCGTCTTTTCTGGGAACGCTTCAAGGGCGGTTCTGATACCGGGGATTTCTGTGAGCCGGTTATCTTCCTCCAGATATGCTTCGTCGATCTTTACACCGAGCAGATTGGACAGCAGTTCCAAATCCATTTCGGTGGTATAACCATCGGTGGTTACATAGAGGACATTGGCAACATATCCAAAGACATTGAACAGATGCCGCTTGCATACTGCATTGGAAAGGTTTCGGACAAACTCATGCCGGAGGAGATAGTGCCGGTCGTTGATATCCTCATACCGCTGGCGGCGAAGCTCCGCTTTCCGCTGTTTCTCCTCACGCTCCGCTTTATCTGCAGCTTCCTTGTCCAGATCCCTTTCCTTGAAAATGTCGATCTGTCCCTTGCCGACCCGATAGAAGTACTTGACCTTATCTTTGTCATCAGGAACCACAACCTCGGCTGTCATGGAATAATAACCGTAGTTCTTGATATACTGCCGGTTTTGATAGTTGGCGTTGGGATCTTCGGTGGCGAAAGTCCGGATGACCGCAAGCCACTCGACCATCTTTTTCTCCAACTGCTGATCTCTCAAAGCGGACTGAAGCTCGTTTTTGAAATTGGCAGTACCCATGCTGCCCAGCAGCTTGTTACGCACATCAATGTTATCGATCTTCGCCAGCTCGTCGAAGTCAGCAAGGGTAAGCTGCCGGGAAGAAACCCTCTTGAGGGTTTTGGCATCCAGCTTGGCCATTTCCAACCGCTTACGGACGGTGGTCTTGGAGAAACCGGACTTCTCGGCGATCTCGTCCATGCTGTCGCCCATATCCAGCATCATCTGGAAGCCCTGGGCCTGCTCATAGATGGTCAGATCGACACGCTGCATATTCTCGGTCAGCATCGTGGAGACCTGCTCCTTTTTGGTCATCTCCACAATGACGCAGGGCATTTCGGTAATGCCGGCCTGCTTGGAAGCTGCCAGACGGCGGTGACCGATGATAACCGTGTAGCCGGTATCCAACCACTTGCTGTTCATCAGCTGCCGATCTTCCTCCGTAGGATTTTTCTTGTACCGGGCGCTGATCTCCAGCCATTCTTCCTTGGTCATCCAATGACCGGGGACTACGGTAAGGTTCTGCAGAACACCGTTGGCCTTAATGCTCTCCGCCAGTTCGGAAACATCGCCCACATCCTTACGGGGGTTATCCGGGTGCGGATGGAGGTCTTGGGTGGGAAGCATTACGATATTGCTGGCAGCAGCTTCCGGGGCTGCCGGTGTCGGTTTTTGATTTTCCATGATGTAACTCCTTTTAGAAATTTGACCACAGGACTTCCGTCCTATTGGCGTGTTTATGATTTCTACTGGGCTTTGTCTCCCTGTTCCATTGGGCGAGTTCGGTATCATACAGTTTCGAGGCATACCCGGAGATCATCACCGGGCCTCTATGCTCCTTCAGAAGCCGAAGCAGTTCAACATGGTCAGCTTCGGTCATTTCACATCGGTACTGTTTGCCGTATCGCTCACTCAGCAAATACGGAGGATCTGCGTAGATAAGCACATTCGGGTGGTTGAACCGCTGGATCAGCTCCTGTGTCGGACTGTTCTCGATCTGGACGAGCCGCAGCCGTTCAGCCGCTATAACCAATCGCTCCGGCAGGCTGTGCCAATCCCGGACAGCGTATGCGGATTCTCGTCCTTGCACATCGTTCTTCCAGCCGACCTTACCGCCGGTGGTGCGGAACCCATGCCCCATATTCAGCCGGATGCAGAAGTTCAAAGCTCGCCGCAGGGAGTCAGTTTCGGTATACCGATCCTCGAACGCCCTGTCGTAGACATCTCTTGCATAAGGGGTGAAGTATATCGCATGAGCCAGCTGCTCCGGGTCTTTCTGGATCCACTCAAAGAGGTTTACCACATCGCCATCGAGGTCATTTACCGTCTCGATGTTGCTGCGCTCTTTCTGGAAGAGGACCGCCCCAGAGCCGAAAAATGGTTCGAGGTAGCTGTGGTGTTCCGGCATTCTGCTGATTATCCACTCTGCCATCGACCACTTGGAGCCGGGATATTTGATTATCGCTTTCATTTCGTCTCCTCTCAGAACAGCGTAAGCTGCCCGGTCTCGGTCTCCGCCATGATGATTTGCGGCTCTTGGGGAGCCACAGGAGCCTCTTTGGTTTTCTCCTTATGGAACTCTGGTGCTTCGGGTTTCCTCTGCTCCGCAGGCGCTGGGGTGCTCTCCGGGGGATCTGCAGCCGGATTACGAAACAGACTTGATATTCTCCACCATTGACGGCGGTAGTGCCAGATGTCTGTGAAATAGAACGGCGTGTACCAAATGTTCTCGCCGTGGACAGGAATTAAGCCTCGTCCGTCCAGACTTAACCCCGGATCGGTCAGCGTGTTACCGATGACCACATATCCGGGGCAGCCGAGAAGCGAAAGCTGAATGTAGCACATACACCCGGTCACCAGATCGATGTCCTGGGCAATGAACAGCACCGAGGTCTGATAGTTGACGTCTACCCCCGGTCTGCGGCACTCATTGGCAAAGGCGATAAGGGTTGCACCGGCGCCGCAGGCACAGTCATTGACCGACACCCACCCCTGCGCTTCGATCTTCGCCTTGACATCATCGTTGCTCATACGAGCCATCATCTGGCAGACATGGTACGGGGTGAAGAACTGGCCGTTCTTTTGGTTGCCCAGCTCCAGACCCATGTAGAGCTCGCCAAGGCAATCTTGATCGGGATTTGCGTCCATAGTCTCCACGATGGCGGCGAACATCTTTGCGAAGTTGTCCAGCGCCCGGGGCTTGTACTTACTGGCGATACTCATGTAGGTCTTTTCCCGTGCTTCGGCGTTGGACTTGTCCACGGCGTTGGAGATAGAGATTGCAGCCATCATTACGAAGTCCGCCCATGTCTGCCACCGGGACTGCCCATAACAGGCCTCGTCGAACAGCCGGAGAATTTCTTTCTGTCTGGCATCCCTTGCCAACCGAGTGATATGTGCCGGCACTTTACTCGCCCTCCCAGTAGTAGGGATAGCAGAATGTATGCCCTCCGATGGTGCCCCACACATTGTCGTTCTCCGGGGAGGTGGCGAAGAACACCACCTCAAGAGGGAGAACATTGGGGCCGGTTAATGCTTCGTAAATTGCCCGGTACTGCGTTTCTCCGGGGGTTGCGCTCTCCACACGCTTCGCCGTGGAGAACTGCCCCTTTTCAAAGATCACCCCGTACAGGGTGTCGGGAAATGCCCCGGACAGCATTCGGTTGAACACAACTTCCGCCACGGCCTGCTGACCCTCGAAGCACTCACCCCGGGCCTCAAGCCAGATAATCCGTGCCAGCAGATCCACATCTTCATCGGAAAGGAAGATGCTGGCATATCGGCTCACCAGAGGTTCCGTTGCATCCGGCGCCGGTGTGACGGTGGTATGTACCAGAGGAACGGGATTAGAGGTCGTAAGTACAGGGCTGGTGGAGATCGGCTCATATTCAGCATCCACAACCGTCATTTCTGCGGGGTCCGTCTTGATCGACGCCCACAGGGTTACCGCTGCCAGGAATACAGCCATTAAAACCAAAAACCTATTCATTAGCATTAACCTTCTTTCCTCGCCGGGAGTGCTGCCACAGAGCCACCCGGCAATGTTTTTCTTTCTCGTAGGTAGGCCCGGTACTCTATGCCGAGCCTATCAAATCTCCACATGGAGAACATCTTGCCATCGTTGCCCACATGGGATTCAACGAGTTCCTGCGGCCCACCCATCCGGGCAACTACCGCTTTCTTGATGCTCCCCTCTGGGAGTGCGGCGAACCACGCATCCAGAGAGCCATACATCAACTCCGCTGACCGCAGTTCTAAGACCATGTCCGTAACGGCACTTTCGATCTCCTTGTTGAATACATCGGCTTGCTCTTTGAACTCCGCTATGGTGGGAGGGAACTTACAAACTCGGCATAGCTTGATAAGTGCCTGCTGACCTGTCCAGAAGTCGATCTCCGGGAGGCAGGTCGTCCATAGCTTGATGGTGGGTGCCAGTTTGGCGGTGCCGCCTTTGAACATTTCGGCGTTGGGCCAAGCCAGCATCATGATCGCAAAGAGTTCCGACATCTCTTTGTTGGTCATAAATCTTCCTCCGCCTCAAACATGGCGTGTACTGCCATGAGGTCATCCACCACCGCATTTTTCTTCTGCGCTGTGGATTGATTGTCCTTGAGGGGGTAGACATCCAACCAACAGTTTTTGATGCTCTGTTCGAGAACGGGGATCCAGATAGAGGGGTTAAACTCACGCTGTAGCTTATTGACAAGCATCTTCTTTGCTCTGTCCGTCATGGGCTTCTTGACGCTCTTACGCATCTTCTCAAAGTCATTCAGGGCATCGAGCAAGTCGGTGTCGTCACCAGCCAACTCAGAAAAGGCGTCAGCCTTTTTCTCTTTACCTCTTGTATCTGATCTCTTATCTCTATTCTCTGTACTCTTATCTCTATCTCTAATCTCTGGTGTAACAATGTTCGCACTTTGTTCGCCATCTGTTGCAGGTGGTGGAAGCTCATTGTTACGGTTAGCTCGTGAACTTCTCATTCGTGCCGCAGCATCCGTTTCGCTTCCCACAAGGTTTTCGTGGTCGGTCATGACCAGGGTACCGTCCACATCCTCGTATATGAGACCCACTTGGCGATAGAGATTGAGGGCAACACGGATGGTGTCGATGGAGAACCACTTGCAGTCACGCTGGATCTTTTCGACATCGAACGGAATGATGATTTCGCCGATCTGCCGGGACAGGCGACCATCCGTGTTGATTGTTTTGAGGCAGAGCATCTGGTAAAGGACAACATAATTGGCACCGTCAGGCTGGGACATAAAGTAGTCGATTGTATCGCTGGTCATAAAGCTCTCCTTGAGCTTCATCCAGTAATACCGTTTGCCTGTTGCCATCGGTCACCCCTCCTTAGAACGGCAGCTGTGCGTCATCATCCTCCAGTAACGCAAAGTCGCTGTTCGGCTGGACATAGCCGGGAGGATTACTGGGTGCGCTATAACTGGGAGCGTTGTAGCCGCCGGGTGCATTGTATGGGTTGCTGCCGTAGGAGCTGCCGGAGTTATCGCCATCCTTTTTGCTGTCGCCGAAGTATACGCTTTCAGCGATGACCTCAGCAGAGCGGCGTTTATTGCCGTCCTTGTCCGTCCAGGGGCGGATCTGGAGCCGGCCGGAAACGACAGCCATGCGACCTTTCGTGAAATACTTGGAGACGAACTCTGCGGTATTCCGCCAGGCCACGCAGTCAATGAAGTCAGTCTCTTTCTCGCCGCTGTCCTTGCCGGAGAAATCCCGGTCAACGGCGAGGGTGAAACTGGCAACCGCTGTTCCGCTGCCGGTTCTCCGAAGCTCCGGATCACGGGTCAAGCGACCCATGATCGTGATTGTATTAAGCATCGGTTTCTACCTCCGGGGCATCAGAACTCGGCTCACAGCCAGTTATAACCGGGTCAACGAGGCGAGAAACGACCTCCACAACATCATCCACGAGGGTGATCTTTTTATCGTCCGCATGGGCTTCCATGATGACGCTGAGGTATGCCCGGGAGGTGACCAGCTCGGTGTACTCCTCCGTGCTGATCGTTACGGTGCCGGGGATTGCGACACAAATTCCCTTATCCATGAAATCTTTCCTTTCTGCAGATCTGAATTACTGCTTTGCACTGACCAACATCGAACATTCCGATATGGGTCTTTTCCACAGGTAGGCCCATCTGCTCCGCCAGCCACGCATAGGCTGCGTTCCGGCGGTGCTTGAACCTGCCATACTTCCAGAGGGGGTCAAAGGCTGCGTGTGCTTCTTTCTTCCAGTACCGCAGCTGGGCATTTGCCAATCTGCCAAGAGGCTTATCGGAACCCTTATGGACACCAACATAGGCCATGCAGTTTCGGCACAGGTAAATCATGCCGTAGCTCTTGCCGTAAATTACCTTGCTGTCGACATACTCAGCCTTTCGACCGCAGTAGTCGCAATGAACTTTTCTCATAATGCTTTTTCGTATCCCTCCAATCGTGCCAGCTGATCCGGGGTCATGGTTTCAATGCCGAGACCTTTTGCGACATAGATCGTACCGTCGATCAGACGAGCCATTTCCTTGCTGTCCAAGGTGTGGGTCTGCTTGTAGAACAGGTAGCAATCGTATTCCCGGTCATTGACTTCCATCGACTTGTACCATTTGGCGTACGGGTAGAATTCTTCGATGTTGGTGTTCTCTGGCACCATGGCTCCGAGAACACTTCCGGTTTCATCGGTGGCCAGGGTGCCATATTCAAGCACCATCATCTTTTTGACCTCGTCATTGCCGAGGCGCTGGGCCTCGGCTATTTTGTTGACGAGTACATGGAAATAAGCATTGGCGTTTTTGCTCCGGGGTTCTCTCCACCGTTTGATTTCCACGCTGATGTCATAATCTTTGAGGTTGTCAAACGATTGCGTGAAGTCCGAAGTAACCGTTACGGTGATATGCTGTTCGCCACGGGCACCAAAGGTTAGGTCTTTGAGCCGTCCTTTCATTTGGCTAACCAGTGCTGTTTGTACAGCTCCATGTAGCCGGTGGCAGTGAGCCATTCCAGGAACTCTGCAATAACCGGGATGATGCTCCGGGTTTCGTCCCTCCGGTAAGGCTCAGGCCAAACGCCGCTGCCGTTGCTGGCTAAGTAGGTGAAGGTATTCGCTTCTGGAACCAACTCGAAGTACATGGGGTGCTGGGTGCTGTCGAAGTATTTACCAGGGTCGTAGTTCTTGGTAAACTTCACATCGAAGATCTCACCGGCCCTCAGCCAATCCAGCCGACCATGAAGCAGAATTGTAAAGCCATTCACTTCGATCTGCCGGTTGATCTTGACCTGCGGCACACCGCCGATGACACGGTTTGCCACATTGACAGCGGCTGCGTACCACTTGTCATCGGGATCAGCGGTGCCACCGACAACGGCATCCACCAAGTTCTCGAAGTTGATGCCGTTCCACATGGCCTCGGTGGTCTCCGTGGGCTCCCGGCGGAGGACTTTCAAAAAGTCGCCCAGCGGGTCACTCTCGGTGGTAGCATCCTCGTAGGGATTTTCCTTGAGACAGTACATCCAAGAGGACAGAAGTGAGTGGGTCATAAGATAGCGGTCTGCCATTATCGGGCCTCCTCCAAGTACAGTTCGGAGACATGGAACAGGAAACCGAGGCCTCCGATCTTGCCGTAAAGCACTTCGTTATCGGTGGGGACACAGCCACGCAAGCCAGTACGGAAACCGTAAGCCATAGCAGCAACATTACCATCGGAGATCATCCAAGACTTGCCGGTGACATTCTGCCACCAGTCCTCAATGACGAACTCCTGGTTACCCAGGTCCATCCTGCTAAAAGGATCCTTGCCGACATCGGGCTTGGTCTTAACCACAGCACCGGCGTAGGGGCTGCGAGGTCTAACATCGAACATTACTTTCCCTCCTCTTTGGGCTTGGGGGTGTACTGCTTGAGCACCTTATCCCACATAAGATCCAGAGCCTTGATCTGACCGTTGAAAGCAACGCTCAATTCCTTTTCGGAAGTAAGGGCGTGCTTGATAGCCTTGATCTTGGGGAGAGCGGCGGTGGCGGTGTCGGCATCAACCACGGTGGCAATGATCTGGTAGCCCTCGGTCATTGCCTCGTCGTAGGCTGCCTTTTCCTCAGCCGCCTTTTCGGCTTCCCGGGCAGACACAGCGTTGTACTCCTTGAACAGCTTGGACAGGAAATCATTGGGAACACCGGGGGTCAGTTCGGGGACGGGATACACACCGTGAATACCACGGGTGCCCTTGGCGAAGTAACGCTCACAATTGGAGAAGCCGATGGTACGCTGGTTGCCGCGCATCTCCATGAAGCCGCCGAGGTCCATAACCTCCCATACGGAGTTCTTGGAAGAACCCTCAGCCTTGATGCGGAGTTTGGTATCGTCGCCGTCCTTTTCTTCGACGGTGTGGAACACGATCACGATGTGCTTATCCAGCTGATAAATAATGTGGTCAAGGAACCGCTGGAACTCCTTGCCAAGCCAGCCGTAGCCCTTGAGGGAAAGGCTACCGTCACGCTGACCGTACTTGGGTTCGATGGTCTTGCCGTACTGACCCATGATGGTCAGCAGCTTACCGCCGGTGTCGACCACGATGGTCTGGAATGCTGCCAGGTTCTTCTTGACGATCTGCAGTTCCGCTTCATTGCAGCCGATGCCGAGATCCTGCCGGAGTTCCTTGTAGTCCCGGGGCTGGGCCACACCTGCGGCCAGATTGAGGACATCACGGTTGATACGCTCAGCGGAAAGGTCGACGTCGATGTACAGAGGGTCGGGAGCGGACAGTGCCAAAGTGGTCTTGCCGATGCCAGGGAAGCCGGCAATGAGGATGCGGACTTTCTTATCGGAGAAAGTCAAGTTTTCGGGTTTTACGATCATTGGGTTATCTCCTTTCAGTTGTGAACCGTTCTTGTGACGGTAATAATCTCATGGCAGAACCGGTGGAAGTTGCCATCGGGACCGGCCATGCGAGTTTTCTTGAACTCCTCCTCGGTGTAGATGGTGGAGCAGTTTACGATCCCCTCAATCTTGTCGGGGTGGTACATACGAAACACCGCAACGGCGATTTCCTCATTGGGTGCCACGATCTCCGTCCAACCGCCGTAGAACGGCTGGCCCTCGGTGCCGTAGGTGAAATAGAACTTCATGGGTTACTCCTTTTCCGGGAAGCACTCGTCAGCTTCCCATGCATCAACGGATTGGATACAGGCATTGCATCCGAGGCATGAGCCGTCCGCTTCTCTGTAAATGGTTTCGCACTCCTCGCCGCAGACAGGGCAATGAGGATATGTAGGTTCCTTGCCGTCCGGGTGGCCGGTGGCTTCCATATTGGCGATCACAGGGTGGTCGGGGATTCCGGGCATGTTGCACCTCGCAATTTCTTAATCAATGCATAAAGCCAAGCCTGCACTGACGGGTATTCGTCCTGCTCGACTTGGCTTTGCAACCACTCAAAGTCTTTTTCCGTCATTCGGAGGGTGACTTTCTTGCCGAGCTTACGCTTATAGTTCTCGCCCTTGCGAACCGGCTTGCTGTCCAGTTTGATGTCGTAGGCCTCGCAGATGATGCGGAGGACATCGGGATGGGGCAAGCAGCCGTATTTATCGTAGGACTCACATTGGCTCATGATCTGGCGGGTGAACTTTGGGAACCGGCTCTGCACCAGCTTCGACAGGTCTTTGGCCTGCACACCCGTCAGCTCACGAACTTCACGGAGACGGAAACAGTCATTGACATTTGGAAAAAGATTTGATAGACTATTCTCGTCATTAGCATTGACAACTTGTGAGGGCATCTCCGCGGCATCGGAGGTGTCCTCATTCTTTTTGCAGTCGCAACTCTCGCACGGGTCGAGGCTTGCACCGCAATCGGGACATTCTTTGAATTTCATTGGTTCTCCTTTCTTAGTGATACTTGGTGACGCTGCCATTCTTGGCGGTGTAGCCATCGGGGAAGATCAGCCACTGATAGAGGACACCCCAGCAGGCGATAAAACCGGGGACAGCAAAGATTCCCAGAACAATGACCAGCGTGTCGGGGCGCAGACACACAATGGCGTACAGCAGAGCCGACAGCAACAGCATAATGCACGCGGTCACAGTCTTTCCTTTTCTCTTACTCATAACATCCACCTCCTTGCATTGCGGCCTTGGCCGCATTTCTTTTTGCCAGCCATGCCTGGTACCGTTCTTCCTCACCGGGGCGGGAAAAAGTATTACGGGTCAGTTCCAAGGCGAACTCCGCCAACTGCCCTCTCTGGTACTCTGGAATGGCATTGACATCGATTTTGACCGAGCAAATACCGACCGGCTGAAATACGATGTTCTTACCTTTCGGTGTCCTTTGGGCACTCGGTTCTATTGCCACAGTTTGCGACACCGGCATATTCTTCACCTCCGTAAACCGTCATTGTCGCAAAACTTACGCCCGGCGTAAGTTGGGGGCAAAAAAAACGCGACCGGAAGTCTCCGGTGCCATTTCCAGAGTAGCGGAGAGTTTCTCCATAACTTCTGCAGAGGGGCGAGCGGTGCCATCCAGCACTTTACCAAGGGTATTTCGGCTGATATTTGCGTCTTTTGCCAAAGCGGAAATGGTATTGTAGCCCTTTTCCACCATCAGCTTGCGCAGGGCAATGGTATCCACGACATAGTTCTGCATTTGCATCCTCCTTTCTTTGTCGGTCGAAAACTTACGCGGTATGTAAGTATATTAACACCGACCTGCCCCATTGTCAATACATATTGCGAAAGTTTTTTGAAAAAATGCACAGTTTTTATTGCATTGTGCGTAAGCCTGTGATAGAATACCTATATAACAAAGAAGAAAGGGCGTTTCTTATGGCTAAGATACACGCACGAATCAAAGAGCGTAGGGAGGCCGTTGGCCTCACCCTGGCGCAGCTTGCCGAGATCACCGGCGTAAAGGAAGCTACTGCCCAGCGTTGGGAAAGTGGCAACATCAAGACGATCAAATACGAGACTGTCGAAATGCTGGCAGAAGCTCTGCATTGCACTCCTCAGTATCTTATGGGTTGGGAAGACGAAAAGCCCGCCACCACAAGTGATGCCGGGCTGTCCGATATTTCTAAACTGTTCACCGAACTGTCTCCTGATAATCGTGCCAAATTGCTTGAACTTGGTCACCTCTTTTTAGACGCTCAACGCAAAAGCGAATAAAATCCGCAAAGGAATCCTCGGTCTGCGCAGCACTGGCCTGTTCCGCCATTTCATAGAACTCGCGGAACTGTTCAAATTCGTACTTTGTCATTTTGGGCAGCTCCTTTTCATTAAGATGGCTGTCGACAGTATAGCAATTATATCACACAGCACGATGAATTGTAAGATTTGATATAAAATAACAACCGCACTCGCTCTTTCGACACGATCTGCGGCATCACAAATATATGGAGGATAGACCCATGGCAAACATCTGTTGTCCCAAATGCGGAAGTGATAGCATTGACTTCCAAGTTCAGCAGGAGACCAAGAGCATCACCAGGACCAAGTCCAAGTACCACGAGAAAGGCCACGGTTGCCTGTGGTGGCTGCTGATCGGCTGGTGGTGGTGGATCATCGACCTGTTCCTGTGGCTGTTCCTGTCCATTCCCCGTGTCCTGCTGCACATCGGCAGAAAGAAGAAGTATGTAGGCGATTCCAAAAGCACAACCAAGAACAAGGTACAGTACAAGACCGTCTGTGTCTGCCAGAATTGCGGTCATAACTGGGTGAAGTAATCAGACCATTTTCGTGACCTCACGAAAATGATAGGAAAGAGAGGTGGCATCTTTGGCAGCTCCTAGGAATACAAAGCGTGGCAGAAAAGCCGAGGCCGAAACCATTGGTGTCATCTACGCCCGGTATAGCAGCCACAACCAAAAGGAAGAGAGCATAGAGCAGCAGGTGGAGGAATGTACCGCTTTCGCTCTGGCGAATAATATCCGGATCATTGAAGTCTATGCAGACAAAGCGATCAGCGGCAAAACGGACAAACGAAAGAATTTCCAGCGGATGATGCGTGATGCCGAGAAGCAGAAATTCACGGTGGTAATTGCGTACAAGTCCAACCGTATTGCCCGGAATATGCTCAATGCTCTCAGCTACGAAAACCGCTTGGAGTCCTTCGGTATCCGCACCCTCTATGCAAAAGAGGAGTTCGGCGATACCGCCGCTGGCCGCTTTGCACTCCGCACGATGATGAATGTCAACCAGTTCTATTCCGAAAACATGGCTGAGGATATTCGCCGCGGTATGGCTGACAATGCTGCAGATTGCAAGGTCAATGGTCGGCTTCCCCTCGGATATAAGAATGTTGGTGGTCACTATGCTATTGATGAAACTACGGCTCCAATCGTCCGAGAAATTTTCGAGAGGTTCTTGAATGAGGAAACCTTCGCCAGTATTGCCACCGATCTGAATGGTCGGGGAATCAGAACCAGCTATGGAAATCCGTGGAATAAGGGGAGCTTCCATCGGTTATTGCAGAATGATAACTATATCGGCACATACCGTCATTCCGGTATCGTAAAAGAAGATGGCATACCTGCGATCATCACCAAGGAGGTGTTCTATGCCGTGCAGGAGCGATTGAAAACTAAGAAGAACCCTCAGGGCAGAAAGAGGGATAGCGCCGACTATCTGCTTACTGGCAAGCTCCACTGTGGTCATTGCAAATCCTATATGGTGGGTATCTCCGGCACTGGCAAACACGGAGAACTGCACTATTACTACACTTGTAATGACCGGCGCACAGGCGGTGGTTGCAAGAAGAAAAATGTCAAGAGAGACTGGATAGAGCAGAAGATCGCAGAGTTGACAAAGGACCTCATTTTACAGGATGATGTAATCGAGTGGATTGCCGAGAATGCATTGGAGTTCCAGAAGCAGGCCCGTCGGACGGTGGAAATCACCACCATGGAAGATCGTCTGGCTGAAGCTCGTAAGGCTGCAAAGAACATTGTTACCGCCATTGAGCAAGGTATCTTTACCGCTACCACTCGTTCCCGGCTTTTGGAGCTGGAGGAGGAAATCTCCACCCTCGAGCGTTCCTTGACGCTCGCCAGAAGCGCCAACCAGCCTATCGAAAAAGATCGTATCATTTACGCTCTGGAGCAGTTGCGAGAGGGCGATGTGCAAAACAAGTCCTATCAAGCGAAGCTGATTAACACCTTCGTCAAGGCAGTTTACCTTTGGGATGATAGGATAAGAATAGACTACTATTACACAGGAAAGAGGAGTTCTGTAACCTACGAAATCAAAGAAGTGCAAGCCGCTGATTACGAGGCCCCGGACGGGTTCGTATACGCTCCCCTCACCTCCACCACAGGAGAGTTATACGAACCCCAAGTGGTTATCTTCTTAACCGCTGATGGTTTTGTATTGCTCTCCCCGCTCTAAAAAGCACGGTAGTCTATTTAAGGCTACCGTGCTTTTATTTATAACGAAATGCGTGATAATCTAACATTTTCACCAAAAATCCCCGGATTTGAGGTAGATTATCACCGAAGGAGCGGCGTTATGTATGATTAAGATTTACCTGTCAAGAAAGCTCGGTGAGCTGCGCTTGACACAAGCCGACCTCGCCCGGCTCACGGGCATCCGTCCCACCACCATCAATGAGATATACCACGAGATTGCCGAGCGGATCAACCTTGAACATCTGGATCTGATCTGTGAGGCCCTTGGGTGCGACCTTTCGGAGATCGTAGTGTACATACCGAATGACCCACCCAAGATAAGTCATTACCGTGCCGGCACTCAGACGAAGCGGAGCAGGGACAAAAAGTAAAAGAGCAGGTGTCGTGTGGCAACGGCACCTGCTTTTTCTTATTCATCGGGCAGTATCTCAATAACCTCGTCAACGGCGCAGCCGAGAGAAAGACAAATCTGCTCGACTACCCTCAGAGACACCGGCTCATTCTTGCTCATTTTTGCAACGGTGGCGGAACTGGTGATCTCATACAGATCAGTCTTCTGCTTCCCTGCCTTAATGAGTGTGACCCACAGCGGATTATAGCTAATCACGGTAACACCTCCTTGACATTATAATAACCTACGCATTTAGGAAAGTCAAGAAAATATTTAGAAAGTTAAAGAAAATAGGTTGACTTTCAATGCGATATGTGTTAATATATATTTAGAAACTTAAAGGTAAAGTTTACAAACTCAAAGGAGGAACCCCAAATGACATACAAAGACATCAATAACCGTTTCACCCAGATCGTAAGCGAGTACATTGCCAAAGGCTACACCTTCAACACTTCCAGCATGGGAGGCAGCCAGGGTGAGATCGCCAACATCGACCTCACCAACGGCAAGGAGATCATCCGAATTGTGGTCAGTAGCTTCAGCAACTGGAGAGAGAACCTTGAGGGTGTGGAAATTGCAATCGGACGATGCACCGACAATGTCCGCCCCCACTCCGGTCAGCTCCACGAAACCGTGTGGAACTCCCACCTTGAGATCATCCACACCGAGTACTTCTACAAGATCAGCCGCTACGACAGCTTCTACGGCACCCGTGAAGAAGCCGAGGCTGCAAGAGAGGTCCGGCACGCCCGGTACGCACTCCGGGAGTTCTCCCGCACCGAATACAAGCCCAGCGATAAGGCAAAGGCCATCGCAGAGCGGATCGTCCGCAATAAGTTCGGCTACCTCCGGGTTAATCCCGCCGAGGTCAAAATCACCAAGGGCAGCGACGGCTACTGTGTAGTCTACCGCGGCAAAGTCTACTACCTGCATTAAGGAGGAAATGAATATGAGGCACAAGCGCACCTACATCTGGGCCTACCTCGATGGCAAGAAGCTGGTAGAGGTCATCCAGGCCGCCCTCGACAACAACATGATGGTCGCCGATATGAAGCAGAAGCTGATCGACGAGAACCCCGGCCACGAGGTCACATTCAAAGTAGTCAAGAAGTAACCACTTGCCTGGCCCGGTGGCTTTGTAATCGGGCAGAAAGGATAATGATTATGCTGAGAATGCCTAGCAGATGGGTCTATGTATGGTACGAGGGCGGAAAAATGGAAAATGTCGCCAGTACCGACACCTTAACCGCAGATGAAGCCCGTGAGTTCAAGGACTACTGGGAAAAGGCCAGAGGCAAAAAGGTCATCCGGGTGGATCTCCAAGACAACCGCGGCAACCTGTTGAAGTCCTACACTTACTAATTCGGAATGCCGAGCCGGGGCGGCAAATCCCCGGCAGAAAGGAAACCGGATGAACAAGATTATTAGACGGATTGATGCCAGGATGCTCGCCGAGAAGATGGTTACCGATTACCTTACAATCCAGCTTTGGGACGATGTTAACGGAAACCGCTTGATGCACTGCGAGGGATCCACCGAATATAACCAGCAGTACAAGATGCTGTTCACCAATACCGTCAAGGGTATCGAGTACCGAGAGAATATGTCCATCTACTCCATCACCGAGGCTCTGTGGTGTGCCAGAAAGTTTATCAACCACAGCGGTCAGTTGGAGACAATTTGACGCCAACAAGGCAGAAAGGAATATCATGACTTACTCAATCGTTCCCAACGATAAGCTCCGTGAGCTGTGCATCAAGAACAACTGGTTCACCTGCGGCAGCAACTCCCAGTACGAGAAACTGTTCGAGGGCAATACCAACGGCTTCACGCCGATGGAGATCGCAACCATAATCTGGATCTGCTCCGATAACACAGACCGCAATTCCATCCTCGCAACCTTAAAAGCAGCCCGGGCGGCATGGACTCGCTCATTGGTCTCCATCCCCGAGAAGTCTGCCTCCGCAAAAGTCGCTTACTTGACCGCAATCGAAGAGGCAGAGACGATGAACGACCTGTTGAACATTCGTACCCTCTTTAGCGAGGACGAATCCCTTCCCTACGATGACTTCGTGGATTGCTTCAATGCGTTCAAATTGAAGCGTGCTGAATTGAAAGGAGACGTCAGATGAACAAGAACCGGCGCAAGGCATTGAAAGCCCTTATGGATCAGCTGGAGGACATCAAGAGTTCCCTTGAGGAAATCCAATCCGAGGAAGAAGATTACCGGGACAATATCCCCGAGAATATGCAGGGATCGGAGCGTTACGAAAAGGCCGATGAAGCCTGTAGCAACCTCGAAGATGCCGTCAGCACTCTGGAGGATGTAATCAGCAGCATCGAAGCTGCTACCGAATGAAAGGAGTATACTATGGCAGATCTTCACAACTACGGCCTTATCCGGTTCAGCAAGAAAACCGGCAAGATCGACACCACCATGACCGCCATCGGTCGAGGGATGATCCAGATGTGGGCATTGCAGAATACCACCAAGACCAAAGCCTGCGTTATCGTAGACATTGACGACCGACAGGTATTCGCTGAGTACATCGGCACCGCAGAAGGCTTCCCGGAAATCCGTAAGTCTGATTTTGAATACGAACTCCCGGAGGAGTTGTGGGCGATCTTCGCCGAAGAAACCGCTAAGCGTACAGAAAGGAGAAACGCATGAGTAGAGATTGGACACCCGAGGAGCTGCAGAAAGCCAGCGAGGCCATGAAAGCCGCCGGGCACATGAGCTATGGGGAGTTCTGCGAATACCTCGATGACCAGGAAGCGCACGACGCCCTTGAGCGGTTCGGCAAGGTGCAGACCGCAAATATCACCTGCCCCCGGTGTGGCAAGCCGGACATGAGAGACCCCATCCACACCAACGCCCTCAGCCGCTTTGTCGATGTGTACATCTGCAACCAGTGCGGCATGGCAGAAGCCCTCCTCTCCTACACCGGCACACCCCCGCGGCTCCGGAACTGGGCGATCATCGAAGCGGTCAAGGAACTGTTCTCCGAAGAATAGCACAACAAGTCCCCTCCGGGCCTCTGGTGACGGTTATAACCGGCACTTGCCACCGTCCCCAAGTTTAACACCTATCCCCGGAATAAAACCCCGGAAAACAAAAAAGAGCCCCCACCGTCGGCACAGCAATGTACAGACGATGGGGGCTCTCTCAATGTAAATTATTTCTTGATACTCTGGATCTTGCTCAGGGCTTCTTTCAGTTTATCGAAGCCGAACATAGCAGCGTAGGCGACCATAAATGCAACGACCACAGCAGTGGCCACATGGTACCAGCAGTAAAGCATGCCGGAATAGCCGACATAGGCGAAGAACGCCACGAGGGTCAGCACCACAGCCACAAGGACTGCCAGCAGATTGGTGGGCATCTTGTCCCAGGTCATCTTCTTCAGGACCTCGACGATGATGTTGGTGAGTACGACGAGCACACCAACGATCAGCAGCAGAGTGGAAATATCGAACATATCAAATCCTCCTTAGATTGATTCGAAGCTGTTTTCGTTCAGCTCCACATGATTATCTCGCATAAGCTTGATCTTGTTTTCGACCTTCGCCTTGTGATAATAGAACCCGGTGCCCGTGGCCACCTCAGCGGCCACGGACGGGATTAGGTACTGCAGAGGCGTGAGGTCAAGCGTGATCCACACCATTACCATGGTGAAGATGATGACCACGGCATTGATGGTACCAGCCACGATCAAGATCAGCTTGGAGAACTCCATCTTCTTCTTTCTCATGCCTTGGTAAAGGTGTCGGCGTCGACCCAGCCCCAGACGGTGCAACCGTC